GTGTAGCAATCGAGGATCGACGACAGCCGACGACGACGGACCAACCACACGATCACCTGACCAACCGGCAACCGCCCCAGGCGACCGAGCCTCTCCCGCACCCCAAAATATGACCCTCTCCGTTCATTCTCCTGGATTTTTTCTGCATTTTTTTTGGTAGAAAATTAGGGTTGGGGGTGGTGAGGAAACCCAGGTGTTGCATTTAGGGGACCGTGGTGTAAGATTAGGCGTTGAGGATGAATTTGCCGCGAGGATATGCAACATATCGGGAGTGAGGCGATTTGAGTGGATCGGGTTGAGAAGGCAGGAATTGTGCGTGAGTGGCGTCGCGTGAAGGGATATACGGTATCAGAGGCGGCAGTGCGTTGTGGAGTGACGCGTACGACGATATGGCGTTGGGAGCGAGGTAGGACAGTACCTCCGCGTCGGCGTTGGATGGAGATATTGGAGGAGTTGGTGAGGGAGTGTTGAAGCCATACTACGAGGGAACGGGGATCGTGATTTATCACGGGGACTGTCGGGATGTGTCGGTTTCTGGGGTGTCTGCTGTGGTCACGGATCCGCCGTACGGGCTCAAGTTTATGGGCAAGGGGTGGGACAAGGGCGTGCCCGGAACGGAGTTTTGGGGGCATATCGGGGCGAGTTGCGTGCCCGGCGCCCACATGGTCGCGTTTGGCGGTACTCGGACTCACCATCGGTTGATGTGTGCGATCGAGGATGCGGGTTGGGAGATACGAGACTGTTTGGTGTGGTTGTACGGGTCGGGGTTCCCGAAATCGTTGGATGTGTCGAAAGCGATTGATAAGGCGGCGGGTGTGGAACGGGAAGATTTAGGAATGTCGCCAAACTGGCGTGATTCAAAACGTGATCGTGAACGATTTGGTTCAATGGAGGTTCGGGGTGACGGTGCGGGGCGTTTGACATTGGCGACGAGTACTGCTGCGAAGCAATGGGACGGCTGGGGTACGGCACTGAAGCCTGCACACGAAATCATCACCTTAGCTCAGAAACCCTATGATTTATGTGGCGAATGTGGCATATTGGTTCATAACTTAATGGAGGCGATATGCCAATTACCATCATATGCGAAAACTGCGGGGCTGCTTTCGACGTTAAGCCAAAACGAGTCAGGCGAGGCGTGCGGTTCTGTTCTGTGGACTGCCGTAGAAAAGTGCAGTACACCGGGCGCTTTGTCCGCTCTGATGGATACGTTGCCGTCCGGGTCGGTGATACCTTTGAGCTTGAACATCGCGTTGTCATGGCTCGTCATCTTGGGCGACCTCTTGAAACACGAGAAAACGTTCACCACAGAAACGGCGATAGGGCTGACAACCGACTTGAGAACCTTGAATTGTTCACCATCGCCGATCACGCCAGCCACCATCATCGAGGCCGCGACTGGTCAACCTGGCACCGAGTCAAATGCCTTACTTGTGGGTGTTACTTTCTCCGCCGTCGCCGCCAAACTGAAGCTCATCCTCGCACGTACTGTTCAAGAGCCTGTTACCTCGTCGGAGTTCGTTCCTAACTACACGCCGATTGTGTTGGCCCGGAAGCCGTTTAGGGGCACGGTGGCGTCGAATGTACAGGAACACGGTACGGGGGCGTTGAACGTTGATGCGTGCAGGATTAAGGGACTAGAGCCTCATCATAACTATGGTCGTCCGTCGGGTAGCAACTCTTTTGTCGGTGCATCAGAAGAAGGATACAAGATGCCTTCGACCGGTCGCTGGCCCGCGAACGTGGTACTAGACGAAGAGTCGGCGGCGATGTTGGATGAACAGGCTCCAGTTGCCGGGCAGATGGCGCCATTACGGGGCACTGAGCCACGATCGAACGGTATGAGCGGTCCCGTATACGGTGAAGGTAAAGGAGCTCGCGCTTTTACGGCCCATGACGTGCCAGCCGGCGCCTCTCGTTTCTTCTACTGCGCGAAGGCGTCTCGTTCCGAGCGTGGTGGGGGGAATACACATCCCACAGTCAAGCCACTCGCCCTGATGTCGTGGCTAATTAGGCTCGTGACGCCTCCTGGTGGTCTGGTACTGGATCCGTTCATGGGTTCGGGCTCGACTTTACTGGCGGCTCAGAAACTCAATTTTCCGGTGATTGGTATCGACAACGACGAAGAGTCGTGTGAAATCGCCGTTCGTCGGCTTTCTCAGGGTGTTTTGGCCTTATCGGAGCCATCTGCTTGAATGTAAGATAGAGGAGTGAGGGATGCTTAGGGACAGGGTGAAGCCAGAGAAGTTTGAGTACGCGCGCCGTATGCGGAAGAACCCTACGCCGGCCGAGAGGGAGTTGTGGGAGTATTTGCGTTGCAAGCGTCTTGGTTTGCGTTTTGGTCGTCAGCGTATTCTTCGTGGGTATATCGTCGATTTTTATGCTCCGCAGGTTCGGTTGGTGGTAGAGGTTGATGGGCGCCATCACGTACAGGACGAGTCTGTTGTGTTGTATGATCGTCATCGTGATGGGGTTTTGGCGGCACTGGGTATTTTGACGTTGCGGTTTTGGAATGATGACGTGTTTTCTGATGTAGAGGGTGTGGTATCGCGGATACGGGAGGTAGTGGAATCGCGCCGTATTGGCGGTGTGCGGCCGTTTGGTGGCAAGGGGTGGGGTTTGTCTTATGGGGAGGAAAACAAGCAGTTACGGGAGCAGGTGGGCGCAGCAGAGGCGTTGTTGCTAGCGTCTCGAGAGGGTGTGGATGATGAGTGGTGCGATCGTCGGGATGAGTGGTTGCGTTCGGCAGGGCGTGGTGATAAATGAGACAGAGGACGTGGTTTGTGGCACATCTGGGGGTTGATTTTGGTGTGAAACGGGGGTAGAATGTGACATTGGCAGCGGCTCGTACCTCTTTTTTTGGAAAGTAGGGTAGGATGACGGCTAACGGGAACATCGTGGTCACGTTGACGGGGGATCGGTTCGTGGACCCACTGACGGAGAAGCAATCGATTATCGACGGGATCAGAAAGCCTTCGATCTGGGCGCGGCTACGTCGGTTCTTGTTTTACTGGCCGGTACGGTCACATAGTCGGAGTGAGTACGAGTGACTGATGATGTGTTGGTGCTGGCGTGGCGTCGTGAGCTGGTTTTGACGCAGGCACAGGCGGCGGAGCTACTGGGTGTCGATCGGCGTACGTGGGTACGATGGGAGGGAGGTGGTAGGGTGACGCATGAACGCGGTGGTGAGTGTGTGTGGCGCCGGATGTTGGCGGAATTATTGGATCGGAAGGTAGCGTAGAAAAGTTTTCCACATACAGGAGGAGTTGTGACTTTTACGCCGAATAAAGTACCCGCTGTTGAGGTAGCTACGCCGGAGGTATCGGCCGGATTTGACACGGTTGTGGAGCAGATCGGCCTAACAGTGACGCGTTTTGAGCAGGCTGTGACGGTATTGGAGCAGTGTAACGACAAGTTGTACGGGGCGGATCCGAAGGCAGAGCAAACGCCGCAGCAGGGTACTGTGGCCCCACATTCGATTCTGAACGGGCTCCGAGAACTGCTGTACCGGGTTTCTAGTGTTGCTGACCGTGCGGAGCTGGAGATACGGCGGTTGGAGGAAGGATTGTGATGGGCACCAACTACTACGCATACACAGACACCTGCCCGCATTGTGGAAGGGGTGATGAAAGGATCCACATTGGCAAACAGTCCGGTGGTTGGACTTTTGGTTGGCACGGCATTTCTGGTGTGATGGATGGTGTCGAATTGCGATCGTGTGCCGATTGGTACGAGTTTTTGGCCCGTGACGGTGTTTCGATCGCCGATGAGTACGGTCATTCAGTGACGCTCGAGGAATTCCGTGAGATGGTTGATGCCCAGCGCAACGCGCGCCGCAATCATGCACTGGAATACCCAGATCGCTGTTGGGTTGACGCCGACGGCTGTGGGTTCTCGTCGGGGGAGTTTTCGTGACTGACACTGAACTGATTTCTTTGGCGGCGCAATCGTACTGCATACACGCTGCGTGGCGCCAGGCCGGGCAGGAGCCTTGGCGGTGTCCGGAACCGACCGCGGAGCGGATTGTTGAGCAGGAGCTCGACGCTCGAGGAATAACGGAGCGGCCGGAACGAGGGATTAGATGGGCGGTTTTGATTGGCTCGGCGTTTGAGCTTGCGGAGCCGCAGAGTGCGGGGACGGCGCGCGACAGGCCGTCGACTGTGGAGGTCATGAGCATAGCCGACTTGCCGTTCGGCGGGAGGATTCGGCACTAAGGTGACGATTTATCCACACAATCCACAGTAATGTGGAGAACGAGAAAAGGAAGGTGAATGATGGAGGCGATCCAGTGACATCAACCGCAGTAGTTCCACACGAAGCGTTCCAACCATACCAATTTGTGCCATCGGCGGACCTCGATTGGGATACCACTCAGGGGTTCTGGGACGCCCTTATGGAGCTTGAGGACCAACTCCCTTGGTGGATTGGCGGGATTCTGAACACGACCGAGGCCAAATGGGGCGAGACGTACAGCCAGCTCATCGATTTGACCGGAAAGTCGTACGAGCGGCTCTCGCAGTACGCGAGTGTCGAAGCCAGGGTCCCGCCCGAGAACCGAATTTTATGTGCGCACACAAAATTGACGTGGACGCACTGCCAGCTCGTGTCGAAATTCGATACGAAGACGCAGAAAGAGTGGCTTGAGCGTGCGATCGACGAGTCATGGGGTACTCGGGAACTGAAAGACGCGATCCGGCAGTCCGAAAAGGTTGACCGGCTGGCGCTCGATCCAAAAAGCCCTCCGGAGGTCTCTGCAGAGAAGGCCCAGCAAGAGCCGGAAAGCGGACTGGACGATGAGGTCGACGTAGACGACATCGCGCCAGAGGTCCATGATCGCGTTCCTGACGGCGAGTTCATGAAACAGCCAATCAGGTACAGAATCGACGCTGAGAGCAACGGGCTGACGGTACGCGGGCCCGAAGAGCTGCTCATCGCGCTCGCGAATGTGGTGGAGGGATGAAACATGAAAGCGGCCCAGCCTAGCCAGAGGTTTCAGATTGGCGATGTAGTGATGGTTGTGGATAGAGGTTTTTATCGTCTACAAGAGCACAACCGATTCGGTTGTTGGGGTGTGATCTCGGGTTGTTTTTCCGATGGGTGTTATGTCGACTACGTGGACTGGAACGGTCGTTATTGCACTGCTTGGTGGCACCCCAACTACGAACTCAGATCATTATGTACGGACGTCGGCAAGTTGACGGGTGCGGTGGGCCAGTCTCTCGCAAAACGTGAAAAAATCGTATGCAATTTTGCCGACCCTAACGAGATGTACTGCAGATGGATTGAGGATATAAAGGGCCGGCCCTTGGGGAAGATAGTAAAAGTAGACTTTTATCAACAGACGGCAACGCTAAGGCTACGACCATGGGAGGGTGAAGATGGGCCGACGATAACTCGACCATTCGAACTATATACGCCTGATTGGCAAGAGAGGCTAGAGGGATATGAAAGAACAAACAAAAAAAAAGAACGAACTGCTACATGAAGCTGAGGATGCTCTAACTGAGACCGACGCCGTCACCCTCCGCATAGATGTTCCGAAGGAGGGTTGATGGCGGAAGACCTACTGGCTACACATGCCCGCAGCGACGTGAAAGCGATTGAGGCCGACGAACTACGCAGCTATGCGGATGCGCTCAGACGCAAACTGGGTCGCTACATGCGCAAATACAAGATTCTGCGCGAGCGGCTAACGGAAGTGGAGCAGGAAATCGGCGAACGCTGGCCGTAAACACAAAACATAGAGAGGGTGTTTCATGACTGAAGAGAAGAAGCGGACCCGCAGGCCCAACGTTGTGCGCGTGGCGCTTGAGTTCACGGACGAAGAGAAGGCGGCGATCGGGAACGGACGAAAGGCCGACAACGCGGCGATTACGAAGTGGGTTGCGGAACAGTTGGAGGAACGGCGTGTGGCGTTGCTTGAGGCGCATTACGAGGCCAAGCTGGCGGCCTTGCGTTCCGGCTGGCCGTCGAGTGTCGGCAACACATGAGCGCGGTCATTATCGCTTTGAACAATGGTGAAGCCTTCTACACGAAGGCTTACAGCAACCCTGAAGAGGTGCGTGCCGCTGTGGAGCGTGGTGAAGTGATTCCGGTATTCTGGTTCGCGCGCTGGGGTCGACGGTTCGACGAGAAGCTGTTGTTGGAAACCCCTGAGGTCGCATATTACCTCACAGAACGGGAGATTCCATGAGCAACCACGGCATATCAGAAGAGTTCATTGACGGCATGAAGTCGCGGATGCACCTCAGCCACTTTAAGTACGGCGAGTTGAAGGACTCGTACCCACACGAATACGTGGCATGGGAGACGGTGGGTGCGTGCATCAACAAGTACGTTAGGACTGGCAACAAAGAGTTCTTGATGGATGCCGCGAACTACTGCATGATCGAGTTCCAGTGTCCTGCGGTCGAGGGCGCACATTTCAAGGCCACTGACAGCGCGGACACGCCTGGGCGGGTTCACGCGGCAACTGGCCGGGTGGTGAAGCAGAAATGAGCAAGGGTAGCGTTCGCCGGCCAGCCGTAAAACCGGGATCGTACGAGCGGAACTACGTGTTCATCGACTGGGGTGAAACCAGAACGCGGCCTGCGGGCTGGAAAGGAGATGAGAGTGCCTTACAAACACGTCGGCGCGAGAGTGTATGTGAAGAAGAAGGGGAAGTGGCAACTCCTGAAGAAACACCCGAACGAACAGAAAGCTAGGGCTCACGCTCGGGCGCTGAACGCGAACGTCAAACACAAGGGGGATTAATGCCACCGTACAATTGGGGCGATATGGAACGCAACGAGGACCCACCACAGGTCTCTCAGGGTCTCCAGGGCCTTGTGGTCGGCTCGATTGGTGGGTTTGTGATAGGCTACCTCGCACACATGCTGTTGACCGCGATCCGGGGTTGATGAATGAGAATACGCTCAATGATCGGTATTATCTGGGATCGGCGTTGGTACAAGGAGCATTGGGGTTGTGGGCCTATCCAGGCGATCCGTGATATAAATGCGACTGAACGCCGTCTCGAAAAAGAGGGCGTGTCCACACCTTCAACCATCTACGGTCGCGTCACGACCAATCCAAAGTACGACGTGGTCGTTTTGTGCCTCCTGTCATTCGCACTTGGTTTTGTCGGAGGTCAGTTGATATGACCGGCTTCGCAGACAAAGACATCGAGATCAATGGCATCAAGTTCGATGCGTTGGGCTGGTGGCCGATGGCCCTCAGAGAACGCGCTGACGGTATCATGCTGACTGTACAACTCAAGGATGGCGAGTACACAGGTGATCAGGTCAGCGAGGCGCTGGTTGGGGCAACGCTTTCAGGCCACAAAATACGCGGTGTCGAGATGTTCGCTGTTCCTGGACAGACTGATCACAAGATCGGGATTCTGATATGAGCCAAAGCAAATATTATGCATGGTGGGCCCCTATAGCGATCGGCATTGGTATCGTCGCGTTGGGGTTTATCTGTTACGGCATCGGGAAATTGCTTGGGACGCTGCTGATATGAGTGAGAATACCACGATAACCATATCATCGAGCCACTGCCTGTTGCCTGGTGATATCGTCGAATTCAAAACAAACGACGGCAGAACCGCTTTTATGCGAATAACCGAAGTCTCCAACGCTACCACACTAACGGTGCGAAACCTGCGCTGGTATGAGGTATGGTGGTACAGGATCAAGCGGTTTTTCGCGAGGATTCTGAGGGGTGAAAAGTGACCATGAACCGCCGCGAGCCGCTGGTGAGAGAAACCGCAGTCCAGAACCTACTCCAGTCCTGTGATGCCGTCTCCCGACCGGATATCTGTAAGCAGATCGCAGAGCGGATCCTAAACGCAGACCCATCCGCGATGATAGTCAGTGTGGCAAACGGATGCGAATGTCGCGGGGACGGGATGGTATTGAGTGTCGATGAGAGTAAGGGGGCATGGACGTTAAGTCCAGAGGGAGTGAACCTAAACTGGTGGCTTCAGTTGCCTGACATTGGCGCATATATGAGGAAATATTTGAAATGAACCGGCGCTCGTTCTTCAGGTGGGCCACGGCAACGGGAGGGTCAAATGATCTGCAAGGCTGTGCGCTTTAATTGTTGGGCGACCACCATCGGCCTTATTGCGATAGGCTTGATATCTCAGGCCCTGGGCGAGAAATGGAACCCAGCCACCACATCTTTTCTGGTAGCGATAACGGCATTGTTGTGGAAGAACTACGAATGAAACGGCGCTCATTGCCAAGCCAATGACCAACAAGCCCAAGAAAACCGACCTCCACGGCCTCATTCAGATGCAGGCCATCGGCGCCGTCGAAGAATACAAAGTGGACGGCTCGTGGTCGACTAGCGTCCAACCTCACACAGATTACCAGAAAAAACCGCTTGAGTGGATTGAGAAGTACCTCGGCGTACCACGGAACACGTTGGTATGGTCGCTGAACGAGGGGTACAAGGAACACGATTGGGACGGCGACAAGGACCCGTTGGCAACGACACTTGAAGCTCTGGCGAACTGGCAGGACGTCGGTATCGAGTCAGCGACCGGAGTAGGGAAGACGTACATCGCCGCGTGTGTCACTCTTTGGTTTCTTGCATGTTTCCCTGATTCCCTAGTGCCCACTGTTGCACCGAAAGCCGCTCAACTTTACGGGCAGGTTTGGAAAGAAATCGGGCGATTGTGGCCCAAGTTCAAGGCGATCTTCCCGCAGGCCGAGCTTCTGACCGGTGTATTGCGCATGAAGCCGGCCGTCGAGGACAAGGAAGTCTGGGCGGCATGGGCGTTTGTGTGCGGAGTCGGAGCTTCAGAGGAATCCGCTACCAAGGCACAAGGGATCCACGCTGAACACGTTCTGTTCATCACAGAAGAGACGCCGGGGATCCACCCCGCGATCATGGCCGCGATCTACAACACGCGGACAGACGACCACAATCTCCATCTTGCGCTAGGAAACCCTGACCACCAGCTCGACGAACTCCACAAGTTCTGTAAGGATCCAGACGTTTTGGCGCTCCGGATCAGCGCTGATGATCACCCCAATATCGTCACTGATAGAATTGTCGTCCCGGGCGCTATCGGGAAAGTCCGGTTGGCGCGCCGGAAACGCATGCTCAAGGGTACGCGCCTTTACGAGTCGCGTATTCGCGGCATCTCGCCGAAAGAGGCCGAAGATGCGCTTATTCGGCGGGAATGGTGTGAAGCGGCGGCGCGGAAGTACGAAGACGAGAAGATGCGCGCAGGGCCGCTCTGGATCGGCGCTGACGTGGCTGACCAGCCGACCGGGGACGCAGCTGCGATCGCGCGAGGGCAAGGTGCATGCTGTACAGAAGTCCAGCGATTCCAGGTCAACGACGCCAATGATGTCGGCGATCGAGTCTACAATGAGGCTCATAACCCAGATGCACCCGTAGATCCACGATATATCGGTATCGATAGTGTTGGTGTGGGCGCTTCAGCCGTGAACCATATGCGCCGGCTAGGGCTCAAGGTCAGGCATATCGGTGGCGGCCGAAAGGCTGTGCCGGGGCTTGACCAGGACACACTGTGGAGTACGACCGAACCAGACCTCGAAGGGAACTTGAAGCCATCGGGGCCGCGGATTATTGAGGCCGAACGGTTCGCGGATCTCCGGACCCAGGTTCATTGGCGGGCCCGAGAGGATCTACGGCTTGGCCGAGTGGCGCTACCGTACGACGAAGAGCTATTTGACGATCTATGTGCTGCGACGTGGACAACCCGCAACGGCATGATCGTCATGGACTCAAAGGACGATGTTAGGGCGGTTTTGGGCCGGAGTCCGAACAAAGGCGACGCGTTCGTATACGGGAATTTCGTGCGAGCTCGCATGCCCAAGGACCTCAAGGCCAGTGAGGAACAGATGGAGGCTGCGGGGATGGTCAAATCAACGCCGCAGCGTGATACAGGGCTCGAGCGTATGCGGGAACGGGTAATGAAGCGTCGGGAGGCGGAGGATCGACGGTTCCAGAAACGGTACGGGAGTAGGAAATGACACCGCTTCTGAACTACCACATTGACGAAGAACGCCGGCTACTGTGGATTATCCACCGCAAAGTGGCGGGATCGTCCATACGAGAAGCGATCGGTTGTCGCGTGATGATCGATCTTGAGAAAGCGTTGACGGCCAGGCACTTCCACACAATCACGGTGGTTCGCCATCCGTGGGCGCGAGTGACGTCTGCGGCACACAACCCGTATGATGACGACCGGTCGTTCGCGCAGAAGATCGAGGAAGAGATCTTATCGAAACGGAGTCCGGTACACGTCGATTGGCATTTTCTACCGCAGTGGCTGCCATTGGCGGCGTTCCAGGTAAATCGGTACATCTTGATGGAGAATCTGACGAACGAGTGGCCGGATCTGCAGCGCCGGTATGACTATGGGGAGTTGCAGCACAAGAACCGTGGCGACGCGCACGACTGGCGGGAGATGGATTTCGACTGGAGTTTGTTGGAGCCGTGGTACTACCGTGATTTCGACATCAACCCTGATTGGGAGCGCGAGTGAGACCGCCTCAGCCGCGCCTCAATTTCTTCCACCACGAACCGAGCGATACGTTGTGGATCATCCACCGCAAGGTAGCAAGCAGCTCGCTCCGGCACGCGTTGGGGGTCAAGGCGATGCTAATGCCTGGGGAGGCGAAGAAATACGCGAATTGTCGCACCTTCATGCCGGTCAGGCACCCGTGGCAGCGCATCACGACCGCCATCATCAACACATTGGGACCGTACAAGTGCTCGTTCGCCGAACGGATCCAGCAGGAAATCCTGGGCAAAGAGCGGGTTGAGGACATCGACTGGCATGTCTGGCCGCAATGGTACGGCGCAGCTGGGTTTCGGGTAGATGATGTAATTCCATTCGAAAACCTACCCGAGCGATGGGGAGAACTGCGCGAGGAGTACGGTTTACCGCGGCTTCCCTATATCAACAAGGGCCGATCGCGGGACATTTGGCATCGACCGGACGGGGATCCGTATGACTGGTCGCCACTACTTCCTACTTACGATCTCGACTTCGGGTACTGTGAAAGGTGGAAAAAGACGTGAAGTCTGAGTATCGCGACAACCCTTGTTGGGATGAAAAAAAAAGGCTTGTGCGCGAAAGGTCTGGGGGGATATGCGAGCGTTGTGGATGTCGTGAAGCTGAACACGTTCACCACCTTTGGTACAACGGTCCAATAGGTAGTGAACAGATATATCAACTACAGCACGTATGCCTGGATTGCCATGAGTTTTACCACCCGCACCGGAAATTTCGCGGTCAAAAGGCTCAACGGAAAATCGCACGACGGCGTAAACGCAAAAACAAACCACAAAAACAACAGCCGTCTCGTGGAAAAGCAATTCAAAAAGCTCGTGCCGCATTAAAGCAAAAAGAGGCCGAGATCGACGCCCGATATGCAAAGAGGTTGGCATGATCCGTTGGCCCTGGGTATCCCGAACCCTGTACGATCTCGTGCTTTCGCAGAACGAGAAGCTGTGGGGGCAGATAAACTCGATGGTCGATCGCGAAGCATTCAACGTGGTATTCGAGGAACGGGAGTATCTGCGGGAAAAGGTTAGCGATCTCATGGACCACACTAAGAGAATCGATCGCGTTGAGCACGGCCTCAGCGAAGAGGAGCGCAAGGAACGGGCGGATTTGGGCGAAATGCCGGTTGATATGCAGAAGTATTTCAGTGGCTGGCCGCCGGCGATACGGCAACACCAGATCAACCTGGCATGGGCGCAACGCCGAGCTGGCCGTACGTGGGACGATATATGGGCCGAGATACTGACAAAGCGGAAGGAGCGTGACGATGAATGAGCAGAAGCAGGGACCACTAGCGGCCGACATGAAGCGCTACATCGGACCTCGACCCCACGGTATGCGGACGGTGGTGCGGGTAGGGCCGCTCGAGGAGACGCTGAAGGAATTCCGGTCGGAGATCGGGAAATCACTGTCAGTATGGTACGCTCACGCCGTTTTGCCCGTACACAAAGACATTGCCGTGCGGCTTGCCCATCTTGAGTACATGGCGTTGCCGTGGTGGAAACGGCTGCTCATCAGGGTTGCTAATTCAAAGCTCGGGCACTGGTTCACAACGAAGTTCGGGGAAAAACCCCAAGACACAGAGGAGGAGCCGCAGGAAGAGTCCGAAACCGGCAGCGCATTGGCCGAAGAAGAGCAGGTCCGTACATGCCCTAAGTGCGGAGAACGGTTCAAAGTCCACGGAAACCACAGAATTTGTCCCGTATGTCGAATCAAAGTTCAGCAGTAGATCCCGCAATTCCTACGCACCTATCGTCCACAGCACAATGGGCATTGCGGGTGATCGCCACACACCTGGCCGGCAAGCTCACGGGCAAGATAGAGGTGATATGTTGCGATGGGGGTGTGACAGCCGTGGTACGTACTGAGACAGAAAGGCCGCCTAAGAAGAAGTAGTTGACCGTCCCGGCGCACCGCTATAATATTTGACCATGGATATAACTGAATTCCGCGACGACCGACCGTCTGAGCCATCACCGACCTATGGTGGTGGCGCAGCTGGTAGCGCACCTGCCTTGGGAGCAGGGGGTCGCGGGTTCGAGTCCCGCCCACCATATCTAGTTCGATCGTTACGACTGTCATTGCGACTCAGCTATTGAGTCATTTGGCGGGGTTGCGTAGCGGCGAACGCACCAGACTGTAAATCTGACCTCACTCGAGATTAACACCGCAGGTTCGAGTCCTGCCCCCGCCACTGGAAGGTTGCCCGAGCGGTAAGGGGCCGGGTTGCTAACCCGCGGCTGCGGTACCACGCACCGAGGTTCGAATCCTCGACCTTCCGTACGTACCCCTGGCGGAATGGCATACGCGGCGTCCTCAAAAGGCGTGCAATTCTGGGTTCGAGTCCCAGGGGGTACATGAGCCAGGGTAGCCCAACGGCAGAGGCGACGGTCTTCAAACGGCGTTTAGTGTAGGTTCGAATCCTACGTGTGGTATGTGACTGGCAGACGTGCGCGTTACGGCATACATTACAGTATGCCTAAACAACGGAAGTACACCGAAGAGATACTTGCGCCAATAGTGGCTCGGTGCACGACAATGGCGGAGGTTTGTAGGGAATTGGGGGTAGCGACCAACTCCGGTGGGACGCACTCTTATATCACTAAAAGAGTGAGAGAGTACGAACTGGACACATCGCACTTTCTCGGGAAGGCCCACCAAAAGGGAAAGCCGGGCCGCAAGTTCGATCCAGCGCAATTCAAAGAAATACTCGTGCGAGATTCGAAGTACACCCGATGTCACCTCAAGCGGCATCTATTAGAAGAGGGGCTACTAGAAAACACATGCTCTCTTTGCGGACTTACAGGGGAGTGGCACGGCAAGCCGTTGAGGATGGTTCTCGACCACGTCAACGGCGACGGCAGAGACAATCGACTCGAAAACCTGCGGATGCTGTGCCCGAACTGCAACAGCCAGCAGCCAACGTTTTGCGGTAGAAAGAACAAGGGTCGAGCGCGGAATTGGTAACAGGCCAGGGTGGTGGAATGCAGACACGCCGGGTTTAGGCCCCGGTGCTCATTTAGAGCGTGAGAGTTCGAATCTCTCCCCTGGTATGGAGGGTACCGCTGAATGGTCGGCAACCGGTCCTGAAAACCGGGGAGGCGCACGCTTGGGGTTCGATTCCTCTACCCTCCTTACTATGAGAATGAACGTCAGACGGTTGACGAGGCTCACGAATGGCCACAGCAAGAAGTTAGAGAATCATGGTCATGCGATCGCCCTGCACTACATGTACTACAATTTCTGTCGGAAGCACGAGACGTTGACAAAGGCGAAGGGCGGAGTCCACACCACGCCAGCGATGGCGGCCGAAGTGACCGACCACGTTTGGAAGGTGTCCGAGATCGTGGAACTCTTGGAGGCGACGGAAAACAAAGCGAATTAGCGTCCCCGCCCCGTCCGTTTTAAGTTGGGTTGTGAAGCGTGCCGAAGGACTAACTGGCGAAAGAGAACCCACATGGTGAAGATGCCCCTCACGTCGATTGAACTTTGCTCGGGTGCCGGGGGCCAGGCCCTCGGCCTTGAGCGTGCGGGCTTCGTTCACGAAGCGACCGTCGAGAATGATCGCTGGTGCTGTGAGACGCTACGTGCGAACCGGCCCACCTGGAACACGCTCGAGATCGACCTGCGCATGTTTCGCGGCGACGACTACCGAGGTGCCGATCTTGTGGCTGCGGGGCTTCCGTGCCCTCCGTTTTCGATTGCAGGGAAGCAGTTGGGCCGCGATGACCAACGCGACCTCTTCCCGGCAGCACTCACGGTCATATCCGAGGTACGGCCCCGGGCCGTGATGATAGAAAACGTCCGCGGCTTCGGCTCCGCGAAGTTCGAGAACTACCGAACGTGGTTCGAGCGCCATCTAGCGAAGCTGGGTTACAAGACAGTGTCACACATCCTGAATGCGAGTAGTTTTGGTGTGCCACAACTTCGGCCAAGGTTCATTCTAGTTGGCCTGCGAGCACGTGACCTTGCCCGGTTCTCGTGGCCCAACGGAAAGAGGTGTGGGCCGCCGACCGTCGGAGGCGTACTCCGCCGTGCAATGGCAAGCAGGGGCTGGCCGGGGGCTACCGAATGGGCGAAGCGTGCAAACGCCATCGCCCCTACTCTTGTCGGTGGGTCCAAGAAACACGGCGGGCCTGACCTGGGACCGACACGCGCCCGGCGCGAGTGGGCGGAGCTGGGAGTGGACGGCCTCGGTATCGCCGACGAGGCTCCCGGTCCGGATTTTCCGGTCGATGCCCAGCCCCGGCTCACGGTGGAGATGGCGGCGAAGCTACAGGGCTTTCCGTCCGACTGGTTCTTTGCGGGGGGCAAGACCGCGGCGTACCGGCAGGTAGGGAACGCATTTCCGCCGCCGGTTGCGGAAGCGGTGGGTACGCGCCTGGCCGACGCCATAGGAGCCCACTCAAAGCAGAGGGCAGTATGAGCCCAAAGACTAGAAGTGGTAAAGAGAAGATCCGCCGGTTCCTCTGTGCCAATGTCGGGCGCGTCATTGAGTCCCATGAGATCCAAGAGGCCGCGGGTGGTGCGGTGCAATACAGCCGCCGTCTACGCGAGCTACGGGAGGATGAGGGATGGAAGATCCTCTCGCATCACGATAGCACAAGTCTTAAGCCTGGACAGTACATGGTCCGGGAACCGCCACCAACGTTCGACATCCCCAAGGTCGCACGTAACATCTCTGCGAAGCTCAGGGCGCAGGTACTCGACCGCAATGGGTTCACATGCCAGATGTGCGGGCTCACCCCAGGCGACGTCGACCCGGCCACGGGACGCAAGGTGCGGCTCCACATCGGTCACATCAAAGACAAGAGCCTTGGCGGCAAGGACGAACTATCCAACCTGCGCACCCTGTGCTCTACCTGCAATCAGGGCGCGAAGAACATCACTAGCGAGAAGCCGAGCACCATTTGGCTTCTGTCGCAAGTCAGACGCGCCGGGATCGAAGAACAAGAAGCCGTCTTCAAGTGGCTGCGTGGTAAGTTTGGCTCGTAGCGTGACCTACCGGCCAAAGCCCCGGCACGAGATTGCCCGCAACATGTCAGCCATCAGGTCAACGGGCAACCAGACAGAGACTGCCCTCCGCAAGCTTGTTCACCGCCTCGGCTACCGCTACCGCAAGTACGCCGCAGATCTGCCCGGCACGCCGGACTTTGTGTTCCCGACCGAGAAGGTGGCCGTATTCGTGGACGGTGATTACTGGCACGGGCGGCTGCTGCGCGAACGTGGCCCTGGGGTGGTGCGCGAGCGCATGAAGACACCCAACAAGGACTACTGGATCGGCAAGTTTCAGCGAAACACCGAACGTGACACCTTGGCGACGGAGGCGCTGGAAAGCAAGGGATGGACCGTCCTCCGTTTCTGGGAGTCTGATGCGGGTCGCGACATAGAAGGTACGGCACGGCGTATCATCCGGACCATTGAAGCCCGGCGGCGCTAACCACTCCCATGGAAGTCAAACTGTACCAGTACCCTACGCTTGACACCCTGTCTTATTGGCAGTAATGTGCCAATACGGCAGTCCAGTAGAAGTTCCGGATAGCATGACCCTGCTGGAAAGCAGGTAATCACAGCCCTGGGAGCATTTATGCTTCCGGGGTTTCTCGTTTACGGGGCAAAATGACCGCGATCGCGCCTATAGAAGAGTCTGTGGTTGTCGCTCCTGTTCTTGAGCAAAACCAGCTTTCCGATGCTCAACGAGTTACGAACGACAGTACAGCCAAAGAAATCATGGAGATGCACCTCGCTGGCCTTGAGGCGAGGCGACGGCGCGATCTTCTGTCTGAAAAGTTGTTGTTGCATGTAGATGGATCAGGCGATTTACAGTTTGCCGAACTGTACGACAGCACCAAGCTGGTCATTCCGGACTTCATCTCACCGTACAAGAAATCAGAAAACCTCCTTCGATTGATCGTCGACAACGCTGTAGCCCACCATACATCCACACCTTTCAAGTTTCACGCTGACTCACGTCAAGACAGACGGTCGCGTGAGAAGGCTTTAATGGATTCGCTGTGGATCAATTCCATAGCATGGACTCAAGACTTGAACGGTAAGGCCGCCGACGCGCTCTATATGTCGATGTCGACGGGTTTTTGCCCAATCCATACATATTGGTGCGAAAACTCCTACACCCAGCACGAGCCCATCAATCACGCTGCCACAGACGGCCCCATGGCCCAGATCGAACATCTATTGGACGGCAAAGCCGGTCATGTCGAAATATGGGTTGGGAACCCGTTTGACACGGTGTTCAACAACGGTTCGAAACGTGGGTCAGTCCATTGGTGTTCATATGGACGTGTGCTGCCAGCGCAGGCGGTTCGTGACACTTTCGGCCATATGCCGGGTGTTATGGAGCTTCAGGGCACTGATCGGGTGCCGAGTGCGTCGCAGTGGCAACGGATAGCATCGAAATGGAATCTTGATGGCATCGGTAGACACGGGTCGGCGGTCGTTGGTGATACACACCGTAGTCGGCAACCCGAAGAACTGATGACCATCGTTTGCCGTGAGGTAGCGCCTGGATTCGAGACGGCTTGGCCGCGCGGCAGGCTACAGATCATCGCGGTACCTGAAGTGACCACCGAACGGTCGCGGATGCGCAATCCGGTTCTGCTGTACGACAACGAGCTTCCGGGCGGGGATTTCTCTTTTGAGAATATCTATTCTCATCAGCGTAGCGACGATGTTCTCGGTAAGCCGTGGATTGAGGATCTCGACTCGAATCAGGTCGATCTCAACATCGCGTTGTCGGAGTATTGGGAATATCTGCAGAAGATGAAGAATACGCCGATGATCGCGCCGGGCGGTGCCTTGCCTAGCGATATGCTGAACCTAAACGGTTACGACATTATCGAGGTCGATCCGAGCCTGGGTGGATTTACGCCGCGCGTGCCGCAGTGGCCCGCCGAAGTCCTGACTGGTCTTGAGAAAACGATCGCCGAGAAACGACAGGCGATTTGGCGTGGTGGCGGGTATCAGGCAGCATCTCGCGGTGAGTCAGCTGGCTCGAGACAGGCCGCCAAGGCGATCATGGCTCTGCAGGTGGCTGACAATAGTGTACATGCGCCTGTCAACATGCGATTCCGCCGTTCGATGTGCAATTTCGCACAGAAGAACTGGAAACAGATGAAGATGTACGGCGACATCGGCATGATGGTGGACATAGTCGGCGACGATTACCAGCACATGGCAGAACCGTACATCGATCGTACGAAGCTGTCTGATCGGCCGCCCTCATATAGAATGGTTAATTCCTTTGGTCCGAGTCCGGAACTCAGGGCTCAGGAACTATTGGAATTGATGCAGGTTCGTGGCGGTGATGGCATGCCGTTTTTGCTCACCGAAGAGGCGCGGCGCGCATATCCCAACCAAGACATTTTTGTGCACCGGGCCGAACCGAAGGTTGTTGCGCTACGCAGGGCCAAAGAAATCGCCAGTAAGTTCCACGTTCTTGCGGACGATATTCGCGAAAACACTGGGTTCGAAGAGTGGGGCATGAACCATCCGTGGGTGAAACAGTATGCTCTCGCGGTATGGAAACAAGTGGAACTGTCCTACCCGATCATGCGGAACGACGATCTGCAGGCACACATCAATTCACTCACCGAAATCACACAAGATGAAACCGCCGACCCTATTGCGCGGCACGCTGCATTGCGTCGGTTAGACGGATATTACGCTTGGCAGGCCAAGATAGCGGCGCAAATGATGGGTGCGCAGCCACAAAACGACCAGCCGGCGGGGACCGCACCAAAACAGTCCGATGAAAGAGCTGTAGCTAATGAAATGGCTCAAACGGGCGGTGGTGCCGTTCTTGGGTAGGACAGACACGAGGGAGAGAAGATGGCAGAAGAAGGAGTAGCCGCGACCAGCGAAACGCCCGTCGCCGAGACCCCTGCAGCCGCTGCAGAAGATACAGCTGCTGAAGTAGCGCAGACTCCGGAGGCCACACCAACAGAGGCCCCCGTAGAAGGTGGTACGCCCGCTGAAAAGCCTGCGAAACCGCCAACCATGAAGGATTTCGAGAACGCAGTGCGGGAGCGGGCACGTAAGCGGCGTGAGGCCGCCGAGCAAGCTGCTGCTGCGTCGCAAGTAGGTGAACAGGAAAGTAAAGCAGGTGAGGAGGAAGGGGCTGCGGAACCCGCGGAAGGCGAGCCCGAGGCACCAGCGGAGAGTGGTGAAGAGGAAGGGGAGAAGCCGGAGGGCGAATCTGGGGAGTCGCAGTACGTAGAGGTTGATGTCAACCCGAACCTGCCGCAGTACCAGAACCAGTCGAAGATCCGCGTGGCTGATGAAATGAGTGCTCGGATGGTGCGGGCTTTGATGAACAGCAACGTGAAGCAGAACCAAGCGGATCTCGAAGCCACACAGACGCAACTGGCTGAGTACAGAAAACAAATCCAAGAACTTCACGAGAGAAACGACCGCACTGCGGCCGATCAAACTGCATGGCGGAAGTGGGAATCGTCCGAACAGGGCCAGGCAGCTCGTGCCGAATTCACGCGACTGAAGGAAATGGAGCAAAACCAGGAGGTCGCTGAGGGCACGGCGGAAGCGTACTGGCGGGGTGCGTCTCAGGGCTATCACGACATCGCCCAACAGGAATTCCAGGCTCGTGTCGATCAACGCACGAAAGAGACCGAAGAGTCGCAAGCCGCAGAAGCGGCTGAAGTCCGCCAGCAGTTTGTTGACCAAGCCGCTGCAAACCAGAAATACCTCGGTGATTCGTTGCTGAATCACCCGCAATATCAGGAATGGTTCAATGAGGCCATCGACCTGTTCGATTACAAACTGACGAAACATCAGATTCCCGACGTAAAACCCGGGAATGCCCAGAGCGTGCACAACGCGTTCAATAGATTTTTCCGCGCCCAGTTGTTCCAGCATGAGCCAGCAATAAAGGCAATGCAGGAAGCAAAAGCGCAGAAAACAGCGCAGGAAGAGAAGGCTGTCGCCGAAAAGGCCGCAGAAGAAAAACGAATGGCGAAACTTCGCGAGGAGATTCGCAACGAGGTGCTGGCTGATCTCGCGAATAGGCGAGGCGACGTTCCCCGTCCCAGTCCGATCGGGAACCTTACCGCTGCAGCGCGCGACACAACCGCCCAACCGGCGTCCCAAAACGACGGGCCTGCCCCTTCGGAAGAGACTCCGCAGCAAAGACAACGCGCAGCCGAGAACCGTATCCGCGAAAAGGCGCGGCAAAGAGCGGCTATGCGCAGGTAAGGGGAACGTTAGCAACGCCGTAGGACGGCGAGGAGTTCGATAAAATGGCGGACTATTACGGGAGCCAGCAGTCGCAGGTGCAGGGGCTCGCTGATATTTCCGAACAGGTACATGACATATTTCTCGGTGAGGTCGTGGACGCAGTGCCGCGGAGCTCGCCGACAGCCGATCTGTTCGAAGACTTAGGGGCTGGGGAGTACCACTTCTCAGGTGATACCATGCATGGTGCTGTCGATCTGCAGTTCAAGACAGCCGGCATGTCAACCGAAGGACAGATTCCCGACTTTCAGGGGATGGACACCGTTGAGTACGACGTGACGCCTATCCGTCGTTACTCGCGGATCGCGAAGGACAACTTTGTATCGGCACGGGCAACCGGGCCGGGATCCTACGAGGACCAGGACGTACGTTTGTACCGGCTGTTGTGGTCTTCGTGGAAGAACATGACCATCAGGCATGTTATCGGTGCCGCTTCAGGGCTGTTGGGTAAGGTCTCGAGCCGCACCAGCTCAACCGTGTTTGTCATGAAAGACGGATACGGGAACGAAGATACCAACCCGTGCATGCACATCTCCAAGGGCGCCATTCTGGCGTGGTACGATGTTGGGGATAGTGCGATTGAGGGTGCAGGTGTGGTTTCTGACGTCGATTACTCGACAAACACCGTCACCATGGATGCAGCGTCCACTTGGGAGCCTGGCGACACGTTGGCTGCCGACGACCTGATCTACATGGCGACAACCAACAACATCGGCACGGACTACTTCGCTACCGAGCGGAACCTCACTCCGAACGGAGTCGGGACGATTCTCGATCCCGCTGGTGACAGCACGACCGTCTTCGGCATCGCCGAAGGGACGTGGGAGAACTGGAAGCCTTACCGTGTCGCTTCTACCACATTCGATCACCTTGAAGTGCAGGAGCATCACCTCCAGCTCTCTTCGAAGAGCCACATGGACGTGACGCCGCAGACTCATATGTGCGTGGGCCACGGGTCCGTAATCGCACAGCTCGCCCGTACGCTCATGGCGTACCAGCAGCAGTCGAATCTCGGCGGACAGCTGAAAGGTGGTTGGACCGGCGTGACCATCGGGAATATGGAAGCCCGGAAAGACAATTTCTTCTACCATGACGTATTCGCGACCTTCTACATGGATTCGCTGAAACGGATCCCGCTGGGCAAGGACGCCGATTTCGAAGATCAGGACGGTTCGATGTGGGCGCGTATCGCGAACTACGACGGCATGGAAGCGTACGTACTCGAGTACATGAACTACGTGTGCAACAACCGCGGTGCGAACGGCGCTCTGACCGGAATCACGACGGACGTGACGGACTCCGGCTGGGATCCGGTACCCAACTATTAGTTGACAAACAGCCTGCCATCTACTAAGATTGGTGGAAGCACATACTGTGTCTACATCATCTTAGCAGAGGCGGGCCAGATGGAAGAAAGAAGAGAGGAATGGCGGGATGTATCGAGGTGGCCGGATCATGAGGTTTCAAGCTTGGGGCGTGTGCGACGCAAACTGTCTAACGACCGTATGCCTGGGCACGTCCTCAAGCAAAACACTCGGGGGGATGACTATCTCTACGTTGTCTTCCGGGTCCGTGTGCATGCCTTGGTTGCCGAGGCGTTTCATGGGCGCCCGCCAATTAAGGGACAGGTCGTCAACCACAAAAATGGAATCAAGTCCGACAACCGTCCAGAAAATTTGGAATGGGTCACGGAGGCCGAAAATACCGCCCATGCTTACGCGATTGGGCTGCATAAGCGTGGCGCAGGTCATGGCCGCGCTAAACTCACTGATGCTCAAGTCGTGGAGATCCGTGAGCGGTATCAAGGGCAATGGGGTTCGCAGTCTGCGTTGGCCAAGGAGTATGGTGTTTCGCAGGGGCTCATTAGCCAGATTGTCAAAGGCGAAGTCTGGACGCATTTGCCAGTTGGTGATGTCGGTTTTTCGGGACGGCGACCCTTTGGAGAAGATCATCCTAGCGCCACCGTCACAGAGTCTGACGTTAGGGCTATTAGGGCGGAAGCTGCGGCAGGTGGTGTCAGTAATCGACAGATCGCAAAGAAGTACGGTGTCAGCCACACGACGGTTCGTCGAATCGTCGATCGGCAGACCTGGAAACACGTCACTTAGCATTTTGAGTAGTGTTCGTGCCTGCCCGGAAGGGCGGGTTCTGCGGGAGACGGGGCTTGGGCCCTGGTCTCCCTTTTGGTGTTTGCTAGGGTGGGGCTGGTAACGGCCCCGCCCGCCAACAAAAGAAAAGGGTGGATGAATTACCGGGATTGTTAAATCTGCCCAGAAGGACTTCTAACCAGACTACGGCGGCGGGCCGGTACTCGCCTGCAAGGAGAAGTAAAAAATGCCAAGAAGGCGAATCAATCCACTGACCAGTTTTGGTGTGCCGGTGAAGGGCGGCGGAGTGTTGCAAGCCAACACCGAATACCAGTGGTTTGTGGATTACAATTGGGACAAGGGTTTTGGCGACGGTAGGACGCAGGACCGTCCGCTGAAGTACTTGCAGGACGCGATCGACAATTGTGTCGATTATCGCGGCGACGTTATTTACGTTGGTAGATCATACACGCCACTTACCAGTTCACTCCTGTTCAACAAGCACGGGATCAGCGTTATCGCGATGGACTACGGCCTAGCGCCGAAAGCGAATGGCGAGTATTTCTGTCACGATTTTTCAAGCACCACAACCGAACCGGCCGCTATTATCTCGAAAGCCTGCTTCATCTACGGGCTCGGGTTCCATACGGGATGGTCGGCTGCCAATAGCTACCAAGTACAGATGGGAGACGGCACTGGTGGTGGCGTTTGGGGTGCTCATCTCAAGAGTTGTCGATTCACTGACTGGGGCACAGGATGTGACTACGGTCTTCGGTTCCGTGCTGGATCGAACAACTTGATCGAGAATTGCTCTTTTGAGGGCAATCGGGACGCTGCACAGCGGTTCGTGGCTGGGATCAACTTCTGGACGACTTCAACCAACAACCCAACGAACAACCAGATCAAAGACTGTACGTTCGATTACTGCGACTATGCTATCGATCACAGATCGTCAGTGAACCATCAGGGGCTGATCTACGGTCCTGGCAACATGACCAATGAGACTGGGTCCAAGTTCCTGAAAACCAACAGTCTGAGTTCGTCTGGGATCATTCACCGCAACTCATTCATCACTTCTCCTGGCAATGGCACGTTTGATCTGTCGACGCCTGATGTTGAGGCTCTCGGGATGAAGTTGGTCGGGAATGAGTACGCCACCGAAAACCAAGGTCCATTCTAAAGGAGGCCCAAAATGGCTGGCGACTATATGCAACGCTACGGCATGCGTCCTCCTCACGGGGGACCGGGTGGGAAAACTTTCTACGTCAACTACAACACGGACAGCGATGCCAGGAACACGGATCGCGAGTGGTACGATGTTGACGATTCTGTCTGTTTCACAACTTTGCAGGAAGCAATTGACGCTTGTGTTGATTATCGGGGTGACGTGATTTACGTGGCACGGGATTACATGCCTGTGACATCGACCGTCACATTCGACAAGGCGGGAATCAGCGTTATTGCCCAGAGTTTTGGGCTGGCTCCGAAGGCGATGGGAGAGTATTTCTGCATTGACTACTCTTCATCCACGACTGAGCCCGCTGCCATCATCTCAAAGGCTTGCTACATCGAGGGCCTTGGGTTCCACACCGGATGGTCTGCTGCCGGTAGTTATCAGGTGCAGATGGGTGATGGGACGGGTGGTGGTGTTTGGGGTGCTCACCTCAAGAATTGCAGGTTCACCGATTGGGGTACCGGCTGCGACTACGGCTTGCGGTTTAGGGCCAGTAGCAACTGCCTAATCGAAGGGTGTTCATTCGAGGGCAACCTCGATGCCGGGGTTCGGTTCGTTGGTGGAATCCAGTTTTGGACCACCGCGACAAATAACCCCACAAACAACCAAGTGAAGGACTGCACCTTCAACTACTGCACCAACGGGATTGTACACACGGCGTCGGTGAACCACCAGGGCCTTACTTACGGACCCGGAAACGTCACAACCGAGTCGGGAACTAAGTTCCTGAACTCCGGTGGTGGTCTGGGTTCTGGTATCGTCTTCGGTAACTATTTCAACACGGCTGTCGGTGCTACTACGTATGACCTGACAGTTGACAACATGGAGACCGCTGGAATCATCTGCGCTGGCAACCACTACGCAGATGAGGAGCGCGACGACGAGTAAGTTCTTTAGGGAGGGGCTCAGGCCCCTCCCTTGAGGAGATAAGCATGGAAACGACACCACATAGAAAACGGCGAGCGGGCATTGCGGTTCACTTCGTAGATGAAGACAGCCGAGAAGAACTATGGCGCTCCCGAATGGAAGTGCTGCCCGCCGAGAACGATGAGGTGGGGCTTGCTTCCGAAGGTGGAATCTCGACTTGGTACAAGGTTGAGAGTCCAAAGAAATGGGAGTTTGTTTACGACTCCATTGAATACGAGGGCGATGAGCACATCGCTCCGTACGCCAATTTCAGTGTGGTTATACCAGTATCGGAGGTTTAACAATGGCCAAGAGCAAGCAGGACAAGGAAGCTGCTCCGAAAGTTGAGCAGGAGTCGAAGAAGGCGGAGCCAGGATTGAAGTTTCATGGCGGACCCGCCGACCCAGACGCTCGTGAAGCCTACGGGCTGAACTAGGAGGATGCGTCGATGACCGATAGACGCACGCCGCATTCAGGACGAGGCGGTAACAACCAATCGATTCAAGGGGTCGTGGTATTGGGGACGGGTGCGGTCAGCACCCAAACCAAGATCGTCGGTTCGATACCGCAGAAGTGTCGTGTGGTCGGCATTCGGTTTTACGGCCAGGCTGGCCCTACGGCCACGACTCTAACGGCGCAGGTATATGCTCGTACCACATCTGGTGCGACAGGGAATTCGCTTCAGTCGGCGGCGACCGACATCGATTTCGCATCGGCGGCAGCGGCAAAGACGGGTGTGGCAGCGAGTCTCACGACCACTTACGCCAACCTCCGGCTAACCGAAAACCAGTTGCTTGAAGTGACGGTTACTGCGAGCGGGTGTTCGGCGGGTCCGGGTGACCTGCTGGTTGAAATCGACTACGAGCCGCGGATCTGATATGGGACTGATTGCCACATTAGCGAATCGGGCCGACATGCCTGTCTGTCCGGTCGACGTCGCCGACGAGGTAGAGCTGTATGCCCGAGAAACCAACAGGCACGCGATCTGTAAGTTTGTCCCAACCAAAATGGGGGCCAAAGGGCGCGTCCTGGAAGGTACCTGGCGGGTCGACATGACTTTGCATCCCGAGGACAAACGCAACGTCACGTTCCAGGAAGGCCGGATGGCGGAGCGGCCGGTTGAAGAGATCTGGTTGCACGTTGAAAACCCTGAATCGACGGGCTGGCAGGACAGGTATATACCGCTCAACATCCATGAGTTAGGGGCGTCGGGCGTACGCCAGTTCTTGGAGAAAGGCAATGTGCACAGCGGCCGTGGCGAGTTCGCGTCGTTGGAAGATGCGATACGCAGGGCCGACGAAATAAACGAAGCAAAGCAGCAGAAGCAGGAACAAGAAGCAGAAGACAGGGTCCGGAGACGCGCAAGAGATAGGCGCCGATCCCGACTGAAAATTCCGTTTCTGGGGGTCGGAATTGACCTTCAGGGACCGAAACCAAGGAGCGTTAAAAAATGAGTCAGCGAGGCATGGTACAGAAAATCCCGCGCGTACGTACACAGATCATTCCGCCGAGAGGCGCCGTACCCGCCGGATTCACCCATGACGGGAAACACCAACTCTGGAAACAAACCCGCGCGATGAACCGCCCAGTGCCGTACATCGTTGCGGAGCGGAGCGACAAGTGTGGCGCGAAACACACTTGGGACAACGAAGAGTCTGATACCCCTGAATGCACGGTTTGCGGCACGTTTGGCGAACGTCAGTACACCAAGGGTACCCAGAACCAGAAGGTGATTCCCAGGAACAAGCCCAACGTGGTTCAAGAGGAGCGGTTGTTCTACCTCGAGGACTGTGGCAACTGCAATGTGGTGCTCGTGGATTACGCGCCGCCATCAGAAGCAGAGCTCGCGGCTGCAGAGCGCAAAAAGCGTATCAAGGCAATGGATGGTGTACTCGCCCAGGTGTTGGTTGACGGCGGATTGGACGCGAACGAAGTCATGGAGCGTCTGACGCAACAGCCTGCTACCGCGGCGGAGGAAGTTGCTGATCAAGTGGAAGAGGTTTCAGAACCAGAACCCACGATTTACCCGATAGCCGACGAAAAAGGTCCGTGGTGGACGTTGTCGAACGGTGAGCGGGTACGTGGCGAAGAGACTGCCAGGGCGCGGGAAATCGAGCTTCAGGCGCAGATGACCGAAGCCCGAGAAGAGGCCCGAACAGCGGCGGAGGCAAGTTACTAGGCGATGGCACAGCTCGAGAGTGTTGCCCAGATTTTGGAAGCGTGGTATCGGCTACTTGGGTCAGTCCCAACCGATTACGCGCTTACGGAATTGGGTGAGGCAGAGGACGAGATTGGTTACATCTACCTCACTCAAGGGTGCCACGACGCTCAGGTATACCTGATTGATCAGGGGTATCGGGGCTGGCGACAGCGGACGGCTGCTTTGACATGGGCTGGCACTGATGCTACTACTGGCGGTCAATATGCATCTTTGCCGGCCGATTTTTTGAAAGCGGACGGGCACAAGGAAAAATCCCCGTTGGTAAAGGTGAACGGGGACCGCTGGGGGCAACTGATCGACGATGAAGATGACAACGTCAAAGGTAACTATTTCTATTTCGTAGGCGACAAGCTCTGGCTTGCTCGCACTGCGTCCCCGCCGACAGTCTACCTCAAATACCACTATCAGCACCCCGAATGGACTGCCGCTGTCACCATCGATTTCCCAATCATCGTACGGTCTTTGATCGTTGCCTACGCCGCGAATCTCGCCAAAGACGAGAGTTGGTACGTGGGCGATGAAACCGATAAACGCACTATCAGGGAAGCCGTATTATCTGCTGAACGTCGAGCACAGAAGTTCGCCCGACAAGGAAAGCAGAACAAGCAATGGAGGAGGCCGCAGATATACGGCAGATGGTAGGGGGCGGTATGAGTTTGCTACAAGACGAACAAGGTAATTGGTCCAGTGCGCGGTGTGCGTTCTGGGCAACGCTTGTTTTCGTGTTCCTGATGATCATCGCCGATTCGTTCGGCCTCGCGGTCGTGGCGTCTGCCGCATGGACGCTCTTGGGCAGTCTCGTTATCGCCCTGGCGAGCTGGGCTGGCGGACCGCGAATCGCGCAACATCTCTCGAGCCAGATCGGTAAAACAGCGCAAGCGATCGCGAGTGCTAAAGCAAAGATCGTTGAACGCCGGCAGGCGGGCGCCGAAGATGGGACGGAGCCTACTTGAATGACGTATTCGTTCACGATCGAGGATCCTGCGGTGAACGTGCTTGCTGAGGCCGCGAAGTACCGAAAGGTACGAGAAGTGCCGCGTAGCTCTAATCGTAGCGTTGAGATCGATTACTGGCTCAAGGAATCGGGTGTGCCGTTGGGGCTTCCGTGGTGTTGCGCATGGGTCTGGAATATCGGTCGTCAGGTGTTCGGGCACGCGTGGCCGGTACCGAGAACGGCACTGGTGGAAGACGTGTACGACTGGGCTTCTGCGCACGAGTTACTACGACCGGTGCCGAAGTCTGGCGATTTCTTTCTGCTCTACTACCCGCGGCTCAAGCGCCATGGACACATCGGGTTCGTGACGAAATCTCTCACGGACGGTTACAGAACTTGCGAGGGAAATACTGCGCCTGTGAGTGGATCGCGTGATGGGTGGGGTGTTTTTGAGCGAACACGGGCGATCAACAACAGGACGAAGTTCGTGCGGTGGATTGATGCGTTGAAGGAGTTAGTGTGATGAAGCGACTGTCGATCGCAGTATCTGTGATTGCTTGCCTACTTGCTGTAGGAACGTGGGTGTGGGCTCAGTCCCTACGGTCAGAACTCCGCGACGAAAGAGTCGCGTTTGCGAACCAGCTTGCGGCCAAGGATCAAGAAATCACACGGCTCGCGGTACTGAGCGATTCTCAGGTGGCTGTGACGCGCCGGCTCGCATTTCAGCTTGAGGAAGGGAAGATCAACCTCCGTGCGGCCCGTACCGCGTATGGCGACATGCTGGATTCGGTGGAGGTGCTGGGTGTGGCACTGGCTGAGTTCCAGATTTGGGGCGACAGCCTTGAAGCGGTGCTCGTGGGGAAAGACGCGACCATTGATTCGATGGGGACCGTGAGGGCTGAAGGGCACCTGGATGCGCGTGATAGCCTGGGGCTAGAGGTGGGGGCTGAAGTCACTATCCCGCGCAGTCTTGAAGCGCCGACGTGGACGTGGTCGGTGGCTCGAGAGCCCCTGAGTCTATCTCTAGGGCTTCAGTGCGAAGGTCCAATGGCGGCGGCGTACATAACGGGACCTCCCTGGGCGTCAATCGCCATAGACTCGGTCGCACAGCAAGCTGGAATCTGTAATCCGTTACCGCCTCGTTGGCAACCATTCGAACTGAAACTACCGAGCATCCCGGTGACAGGTGCGTTGCTGGTGATCGGCTATTTCTTGGGGTCAAAAGAATGACGGGACCGTGGCATTTCTCGATTAGCGGCACTGTGTGGCCGGGGTCGTTCACCGCACCTGGCACGCCTACGCCTGTTGTGAATCTGAGTGGCACACTGACGCAATCGGCTGATCAGGACGGGATTGTATCGGGTGGGTACACTCTCATTTTGACGGCTGCGGGCACTACTTGGATTCCAACGATCGGTGCCGACAACAGCTACACGACTGGCCTGCTGGCCGGGATCGTGTCGGCCCAGAGCGAGACGTATGGGTGGGATAACGTCGTTTCTGCGGGGCTGACGTACGAACATGTCACGAGAACTAGTGACACCGTCGTCACAATCACACTGCCAGCATTCGCCAATTATGCGATTACCGCGAATGAGACGCTCACGGCAACGATTCCCGCTGACAACCTCGAAAACGCAACAGAAGCGCTCGTCGCATCGAACACGGTCCAGATCGACAACGTTGTTGAAGCTGTTGCTTTGACTGGCACTCTGACAACTGCCGGTATTGAGGCAAGTGTGGTTGATGGTGGATTGACGCTGATATTCACCCTCACAGGCGATCAATGGGTAGCTACGCTCGGAGCTGACAACGCGATCACAACCGCATTTCTTGATGGTATCACGTCGGCGCAATCAGAAACGTACGGTTGGAACAACGTCGTTCGGGACAACCTGACGTACGCAGCGCTTACGCGGGACAATGCCACTCAGGCGACCCTTACGTTGCCAGCGGCCGCTACGTACTCAATCACTGTCAACGAAACAATCACAGCGACGATACCGGCTTCTGCTTTGGTTGCGTCTTCCTCACAGATCGTAGCGACGCCGACCGTCGACGTCACACAGACGTCGTGCAGTGTGTCTGGGACGGTCACGACTGCCGAAGAGGCGAACATTGTTGCTGGCGGTAGGACGCTGGTCCTGACACTGGCAGGAGCCGGAATTAGTTGGGAAACTTCTGTCGGCGACGACAACGCGGTCACGACAGCGTTGATTGGCGGTATCGATTCCGCACAATCGGAGGGAACTGGTTGGAATGATGTTGTCCAAGCTGGCCTCACGTATGCCAATGTGGTTAGAACAGACAGCACAACAGTCACGATCACCCTACCGGCATTCGCGAGTTACGACATCACGGCTGACGAAACCATTACCGTCACGGTTCCGGCGTCCGCCGTTAGTGGATCGGCCGCCGCGTTAACAGCAGCGCCGACGTTCCAGGTGCTGTTCAGACCAACAATCGCGATTACGGGCACGGGCGGTTCTGGCCTAACGGAACTCGAAGTCCTCACTGGCAGCGAGACGTTGATCTTCACGGTTACTGACGACGAGTTTGTCGCGACGTTGGGCGCTGACAACGCCATCACGACGGCCTTTCTTGCAGGAATTACTGCCGCGTCGTCGCCGACTCATGGCTGGAACAACGAAGTGAGCCTCGACTACACAATGCTCACAAGAGACAATGCGACCCAGTGCACACTGACGCTACCGGCGACCGCAGCCTACGAGGTCACAGCCGATGAGACGATCACGGCGATCGTCCCGACGAGCGCGTTGTCGTCGTCTCAGTTGGCAGTGACGGCGACACCTACAGTCACGGTTGGGCATGCCGCAGTGGCTATCACCGGCACGGGCGCGTCGGGCATGACAGAGCAGGAAGTAATCGACGGTAGCGAGACTCTCATCTTTACTGTATCGAACGACGAATGGGTTGCCACTCTCGGCGCAGATAATGCTATCACAACCGCGTTCCTGGCTGGTATAGACGGCGACGGCTCAGGCGCAGGGTTCTGGGATGATGAAGTCAAAGCGAGTCTCACGTATGCGATGTTGACGAGAAACTCAGCAACGCAGTGCACGCTTGTGTTGCCTGCTGCCGCGAGCTACGAGGGCGCAGAGACGGTTACTTGTACCATGCCCGCCTCTGCTCTTGTGGGATCTTCTGAGGCGATCGTGGCGACTCCGACGATTAGCGTGTCGGTTCCGACCTCTGCATTGATAACAGAGGATTTCGAGGATACGAGTTACACGTCACGCGGATGGTATGATGTCAGTACGGTGGCCAATTCCACCAGTGAACAAAGAACCGGCGCTGCGTGCATTGAGTTTGAATTTGACGTGAGTGACCAAAGTCCTAATGGCGGTTTAGGTCGGCATTTGTTTACAGCGTCAGACGACATCACACTGGATTATTGGGTGAAGTACTCAAGTAATTGGGAGGGTTCTGGTGTTGGTTATCACCCGCATGAGTTCTACATACTAACAGACGCAGACAGCGCTTACGTTGGTCCTGCCAGCGCAACCCTTGAAGTACTAATAGAATCGCACCACAACGGGTCTACTGGCTCGTATATGCAAATAGGCATTGGTCCCTCGGGGCATCCAGGGGAACAGTTGGTTACGTCAGCAGTGGTACTAACAGATGCCGAAGGCGATAACTACAAAGGTGATTGGCATCACATACAAGCACACCTTGCGATGAACTCTTCCGTAGGAGTAGCTGATGGTGTTGCGCAACTGTGGTTTGATAGTGAATTAGTAATTGACAACTCCGTAATGGAATATCGCGCCAGAGCCGGTGAAGATTCCATGTTGTTCAATCAATTACTTGTTGCGCCATACATTGGTGTAGGGTCGCCAGCGAACCAAACTATGTGGTTGGACGATTTCGATCTTTACGGTGGTGCACCTACTGATGTGTACGCAACACCTGACATTGTAGAACAGCAGTGGGTTGAGTCCGATTGGGGGCATTTGGATCAGCACATCTACGGCGCCAGTGACCCAACAGGACTCAACAACGGGGTGTGTGAGCGATCCACGGCGCAGGCGTATCAGGGTACGTATGCAGCGCATATACAATTACCATCTGGGGCCGATCATACGAGCGAGCGCGTTATCAGTATGGGTGTCAATTGGAGTGCGCGTCAGTACGATCAGGCATCTGCTCAGTCGTATGACGCTATATACGTTGCGTTTTGGCTCTACGCGACTAACTACCCTGACACCCAACTCAAGTTCTTGCGTCATTGGTCAAATCCCGGCACCGTCAATAATGGCGGGTTGTTCTTCGGTTTGGGAGCTAATGACGACTATTTGTATTGGGGCTGGGACCAAGAGGCGGGTGCAACTAACTCTCCTGGCTGGCCAGAGCCGTGGCCGTTAAACGCGTGGCACCACATTGAATACCACTACGTAAGGAACGGCTACACGTATCCTCGTGTGGGGTTCTGGTATGACGGCTCACCGATTTGGCCTGGTTACCCGAATGACCCTGGTGCGGGATGGGAGCTGATAGGCAGTCATTATTATCTCGATGCTGGTGCTCGCGGTAGTTCGCTCGGACTGAGTTTCTGCGGTTTCTGCGACATTATGAACGCCACGAACACTAATGGAGTCATCGACTACTATGTTGATGGCTTTGCGGTCTCAACTGCACGTATCGGGCCAGGAACCGTCTAATGTCAACATATTACGGTGCTACACTAAAAAACGACACATCGCTCGACACTGGCGGCACGTCAGTCACGTTTTCGCACGATAACGGGTCAGGCAGTGATCGGGTCTCCTATGTGTATGTTTGTTATCGTGGAGGGTCGGGGCACACTGTATCTGGCGTCACTATCAATAGTGTGTCAATGGACTCACTTGGGGCTAGGGTTGCATCAGGTGCGATTTACATACAAGGCTGGAAATTAGAAAACCCTGCCTCTGGCTCGCAAACTGTTAGTGTGCAACACGGTGGTGGCGCTGCGGCGGTATCATGTTGTATTGTGGCCATCTCTCTCTATGACAATGACCAATCTACAATTTACGAAAACTACACTACGGCATCGGGTGCCGACGCGTCGTCACCTATTGAGGCTGACATAACAGTCACATCGGCCACTGGTGATCTAGTAATTGCCGCAGCGGGGATAGATCAAAATCGTACATGGACAGTTGATGGTACTGGACAAGTTGACCGGGCAAGCGGTGTAAATACAACCGATGGCAATTGCGGAATATGTGTAGCCACTGGTCCCGGTGCAGCAAGTGTGTTGATGGAATTAACTGCAAATGGTTACATGAACTACGCGACACTAGGGTTATCTACCCTCGCGGCTGAATCCGGGCTCTCAATCCCGATAGCGATGAGTTCTTACAAACAGCAGTAGGAGTATAAAAGATGGCAGACATATGGTATGACGTAGACGCGGCCTTGGCTGAGGTGCCAGTCAACATTCTGCCGATCATTGACACCGCTGGTGAGGATATTGAAGAGGCATTGACCTACGATGAGGATGGGTTAGACCTCAACTGGAACTTCATCACACCGGCCGGTGCGTTTACGCAAACGAACGTGACTCCTACTACAGGTGGGGTTCATGATTGGGCTCATGCCGGGAACGGTATGTACACCATCGAAATTCCTGCTTCTGGTGGCACGATCAATAACGACACTGAAGGGTTCGGTTGGTTTACCGGGAAATGCACGGCATCGCTTACGTGGCGAGGGCCGATATGCGGATTCCGAGACTCGGATCTAAACGATAAGCTCATCGAGTCGGCTTGGAGCGCAACACGCGGGCTTGCGGGTACGGCTGTGCCCGACGCTGCTGCTGACGCGGCTGGTGGGTTGCCGATCTCTGATGCTGGAGAACTAGATCTCGACACACTAGACGCAAATATCACAGCGCTACTTGCCGGGTTGACCGACATAAAACTGTGGTCGGGAACCTTCAGCGCGGCGAACGCAACGACCATCACGATGGCCGATGAGGCGGATGCGAACGCCATCTACGAAGGCGCGCGGGTGATGATGGTTCTCAGAAGCGGTACCGACTGCAATGGGCGCATCCACTTCGGGACTGTCGGTGCGAGCAGGGTAATCACGGTAGATCCTGCGTTTACGGCTGACGGTGGTGATATACCGTCAGGAACGATCGTGGGGGCTGTCTACGCGGCTCCCAAAAGCCCGACAAACAGTATTCCTACTGTCGATGCTTCTTCGGTGCTCACTGTTTTGGGTGCTCTGGACGACGCCACGGCGACGGGCGCAGCGACCGACACAGACACCGTGATGGCCTACGTCAAGCAGCTCGTCACGAACATGCTTGAGCCCGCCGGGTTCGAGAAAGGCGTTGAAGTTGAGGACCTGTCGTGGCCGATGAAGGACGCGAACGGTGATGTCGTGACTGGCGAGACCGTCACGATGACGATTCAGAAGGACGGTGGAACGCCCGCGTCTATCGATGGTACGATCGCCGAGATCGGGTCTACAGGCCACTACCAGATAACAACGAGCCCGGCGCTCACGGCGACCGAAATGAACGCCGACCACATCTACCTTGTGGCGACGTCGACGAACGCGAAACCGACAACCGTCGAATTCTGGACTGAGGCGCGCTCATGATCACCTTCGATTCCAACTGGTCTATCGTCAGCATCAACGGCGTCGTGTTTTTCGGTGGCGGGTTCTCGGCAGGATCGCCGACTGGTGGTGGGGGCGGGTTCGGTGAAGGAAACTATTCGCCTGCAAGACGCCGCCGTTTGTGGCGGAAGAGGCATAGGAGATAAAAAATGGGAATACCAAGACTTGTAACCGTCACGATCCCGAGCGGCGGGACTACACCAACTAGCCCCATTGTAATGGGCGAGGCCACGATGCTTGCGTTCATCACGCCGGCAGCCCTTACGTCGAACACAATGACGTTCACTACTGCCGAGGGAGCGGACGATAGTGTAGTCCCGGTTTACGACTCCGCCGGCAATCAGGTGTCAGTGACGATCACAACGAGTCGGGCGTACACCTTGACTGGCTCCGAGGCCGATGCGCTCGCGCCACTGGGGTTCATTTGGCCTGTCTTGAACGCTGCCGAAGGGGCTGAACGCACTATCTATTGTTGGAAGAAATGATCGGGGCGTGACATATGAGTTTAAGCCAAGGCGTTAAGGCCATACAAGAAAGCTCAGATGACTCCGATGCTCACATTTTCGGGTTCGATGCTGCGAGATCTACCGCGAACAGCATCCTTGTTGACATTTGGAATGGCTCGACGGCAGCCGCAAGAAAAGCCTGTGTTGGGAAGGATGGCTACTTCTACAGCAACCCCGCGACCGCTGGGGACGTTCCGTATTTCACGGCCGGTGGCATCTCGAACGTCAAGAAAATGTCGTACCTCAACATCGGGGCGGCGAACACGGTCTTGACGTCGAGCGGCACAGCGCCGCAGTGGTCGACATCATTGTCGGGCCTAGAATCTCTCGCGATCGACAACATCAGTATCGACGGCAACACTATCACGGCTACGTCTGGTGCGGTAAACATCACTCCTGCGGCGGGATCGGCGATTGTACTGGATGGTACGATCAGTGTGGATGCTGGTGTTGTCACAGGAGCAACATCCATCACCTCAGCAGCTATCAATGTTGATGCTTTGAGCGCGGTTGGTGCTGGTACTAGCATGACGTTTGCTGTGGCCTCGAGTGCGGCCGAACTGACGTTAACCAACCAGTACCTGCATCCGACCACTGGCACTGTTACGTTGGGTTCGGTGGCTCACGAATGGAATGGCGTGTACACACTAAGCCTTTTTGTGAGTGGGAATCTGGACCACGACGGCGAGAACATCGGGTTTTTCGGTACTGCCCCAGCCGCTCAGGCGGCCGCATACACGCCGACGAACGTGTCTATTGATAGAGCTTTTGACGCCGATGCGGTCGCTGTTGCTGAGTTGGCTGATGTAGTAGGCACGCTGATAGCCGACCTGCAATCATACGGATTACTGCAATGAGGTGGCTAATCGTGTGTCTGCTGCTTTTGGCCTGTAGCTCGCCAGTGGACCCTGTGATTGAGACACAAGAGGTCGTTGATACCGACTGCGAGACGATCCAGTATGTCACTCTTGTGATAGACGTCACTGTCGATCCGCCCGTCGTGAGGCTGGTGGTTGATTCGGTGAAATGTATTGAGGATGATATATGAGCAAAACGCCAGAGGGGCCTGAACAGGAGACGCGCACCTTACGCATTACTGAGAAGCAGCGCGCCTTGATGATTGAGGCGAGCAGGGCGCTCCAGTCTGCACAGAGCGCGGTCAATAATATTGTGACGACGGTGTTTGCTGCGCACGATATGGATCCAACTGAGATCATCAAGGAAGGACAGGACGATCAGGGGTTGTTTCTCATAGTCAAGGAACCGGAGCAACGAAGTGTCGCGATTGCTGACTGAACTGACCACAGACCTGAGTCTAGGTATGTTTGATTCAGTCGCCCCGACCGCGTTTCCCAAGGCGTCGGTGCGCACGATCTATAACGGTCGGATACAGCCGGATGGTTCTGTTCAGCGGCGTCCTGGTTCGAAACGTACAAGTTCATCGACGCCCAACAACGGAATCGGGTATGGCGGCGCTTTTTTCACGACTGCCGGCGGTGAGGATCAGATCATCGACATCTCGGGGTCCGTGGCATCGATGAGCACGGACTTCGGCGAGACATGGACAGAGATCGCGACAGGGCTGCGTGAGGACTGGTACAGCATCATCTCAATGCGGGAGGGTGCGACCCAGTATCTGTTGATGGCGAACGGCGATACGACCATCAAGCGGTGGGACGGTGGTACGTGGGACACGGTGACAAACGCGCCGGAAGGTGTGAAGTACATTGCTGAGTTCGGTCGCAGACTGTACGCAACGGGGCACAGTGGTGTGTTGGTCCAGGCATCGGCAGTTGGCGACATGGAAACGTGGGCGACGGCTGATGGCGGGCTCACGGTTCAGGTCGACGCACCGCCGACTGGCCTGTTTCAGATTGGTCCGCACTTACTGGTGTTCGATCGCACCAGCACTTCGTATATCGAAGGGTATGGCGAACAGACGATCATTGTCGCTGCTGGAGCCACCGGCTTTTCTCGGTCGGTTGGCTGTGTTGCTTTCAGAACGGTAGTCGGCGTCGGCGACAATGGTGCGTGCTGGTTGAGTGAACGTGGTGTTGAATACTATGTGCCGGGGTCGAATATCGAATTGATTTCGCGAAGCGTCCAGGGGTTCATGGACGACATAGACAAAGAATTGATCTATGCCAACCCTGGGTACCCGTCTGCGACATACGACGAGATTGAACAGAACTATCACTTGGCGATCAGTAACGGTGGTGCGTACAACAACCGCGTGCTCGTTCTGAATCTTTTACAGAAAGACGTTGAGTATCAGCGCGGCGGCACGAAAGGGGCGGCGACCATCGATATTCCTGGGCGGAACCCGGTCACTGCGTTGTTGTTCAGTGAAACAGGCGATGCCGATGGGTACCTGACGGTTGACGCTGGGGGGCATACGCTCGAGGAAGATGCTGACGGGTACGCAACGATAGATACTGACGACAGTGACGATACGATTGTCTACGAGGACGCGGACGGGTACTTGTCGGATTCGAACGACACGTTACCAGCGACGCTGTTTATGGCTCCATCGGCCAACAAGTCGCGGATCGTGTATTCTGTTGGGTACGACGGCTACTTACGACGGCACTCAGGCGTCGACAAGGATGATATGTTGTACGACAGTACGGGCGGTTCCGACGTGACGCTGACGATACTGTCGAAACCGTTTCAACTCCGCCGGCCGCGGCAAAAAAAACGTGTTCGCCGGATCGACGTAGCGTCCATTCAAGAAGCAAACGCGACGCTGGCAGTGTCGGTGACCGGCGCGGGCTCTACGACGACAGCGCAGTCCGTGACCCAAACGACGCTCGGGTCCGACACAGCGTATCGTAGTCGTATCATGACGAAACTGGATGCGGACAATCCACAGATACAGGTTACGACCACCGATGATGTGAAAATCACACTGTTGGGTCTATCTGCATTGTTACTCCGAGAGGCGACCTGATGTTGAAGCTCCCGCGCGACGGCAATCCTGAACTCGTTGAATGGGCGAGGATACTCAACTCTGAGTTATTGCGTCGTGAGCCGAGGATCTTGGGTGACGTCTACGATTGTCTGAAATGGTACGTACGGTGGTTGGCCCCGTATTCATGTGGTTGGGTACAAGTCCATCTTCAATCGACCGCTGCTGGCGAAGGTGACCTTACATATGACGCCGACAACTACACGTCAAGTACGTTGGTGGATTGTCGTCAAGAGCGGATGCAGGACTTCGAAGCGAGCTTAGACCTCGACTATTCATACAGTTTGTTTCTGATTCCTGTTCAGTATGATGGTGAGGGCAACAAGATCCTTTACGATGGGGTGTCGGCAGAGGATCGCATGGCATCGCTGACCAACTGCTGCCAGCCCGCTTTCGACAAGATCTTCTTTTTCAGTTCTATCGGCCTTGATGAGATCACAGAAGCGACTGTGGGCACGGGCATTACAATTGGCTCAGATATTGGATTCCACGGGGCAACGCCGATTTCGCAACAGTCCAAGATTGCTGACGCAACCGGTGGCGCTACGCAAGATGCAGAGGCGCGAGTCGCGATCAACGCAGTGCTAGCGGTGTTGCGTTCTTACGGCCTCATAGCACCATCGTAATTTGGAGTAATGATGACGGCACCATATTTGACAGAAGAAGAACTGGCCGCGCAACAGGCGCAGCAGCAACCGGACTACCAGGCGCAGCCGGTTGAGAACACGACAGGCACGCTGCCAGAATCGCAGCAGCAGTTGACGGCGTCGACCGGTTCCCAGTCTCAAGCTCCAGGGGCAGCGCCATCTGGGGCGCCGACCGTATCGCCGCCTCCACCGCCGCCTCCCAGTCTTGCGGATTACACCGGGCAGGTGACGAACTACGCTTCCGACTGGATGAACAATCCTAATCCGTATCTATCGCCGCTTGTGTCTGCGACTCGAGCCGAAAGCGAAGGGCGGCTGTCAGACGCCGAGCAAGAGGCGAAACGCGGGCTGGCCGAATGGGTCGCGCAACGGGGTTTGGTCGGCAGTAGCTATGAAGGTGAACAACAGGTTGATCTCCAAGGCCAGCTACAGCAAGCGCGCATGGAGGACGAGCGGGCGCTGCAGGAGGCGTTGGCGAATTACGAGACTCTTGGCCGACAGGCGGCCGGATCGATGGGCCTTAATACGCTAGGCGCTTTGGAGCAGCAATTCGAATTTGGAACCACCAGTGGGCTGTCGGAGCGGGAACTCGACCTGCGTGCCCAGGAGGTATTGAACCAGGGACGGGCGCTTGACCTACAGGAAGCGCGGGACATCGCGGCCACGGAGCTTGGGCAAGCGGAACTTGCGCAACAGGGCGAGCAGTTCGAGGCCAACTTGGAGCAGCGGCAAGCCGAATTCGCCGAAACAATCGGTTTGAGCCGAGAACAGTTCGAAGCCGAAACTGCTCAGTTCCAGCAAACGTTCAACGAGCAGGTTGCCTCGCGACTACAGCAGAACGAGCAGTTCACTATGGCGCTGGAATCAGAGGAGGCGCAGAACGCTTTGAGTGTTGGGTTGCAGGGTCGGGCGCTTGATCTGCAGGAAGCCGGGATGCAGATGGAAGACGCGTGGAACCAAGCTGCTCTTGATCAGGAACGGGAGCTCGCAACCAGGGCGCAGGACCTCCAGCAGCAAGGACTTGAGCAGGAGGATGCCTACAGATACGCGGCTCTTGAGCAAGACGCTGATTTCCGTAGCGAACAACTACGCCTCGAAGAACTCGGTCTCAATATGGAGGATTCGTATCGCGAAGCCGAGCAGGCAATCAAGATGCGGGCGCTGGACATCGATCAACAGCAGGTCGACCAACGAGCAACGGAGATCCGGCAACAGGACCGTTCGTTGGACCTGCAGGAAGCCCGAGATCTCGCCCAACTTGAACTGAGTCGTGATGAACTACAACTACGCGCCGAACAGATCGAGAACCAGCGGTGGTTGGAGGATCGCGCACTACAGCTTCAGGAACGGGGTTTGGACGCCGATATCGCGTTCCAGCAAGCGCAACAGGACTTCGAGTACGGTTACACTGATCCGGAGACAGGCGAAGAGGTGTCTGGGTATCGAGACAGGGCGCTCAGTGAGGAACAGCGGCAATTCAACGAAGAACTGCAGTTCCGCATGGATCAGGCAGAAACCGACAAAGAGAAGTTCGACGCCATGTACGAGTTGTGGGAGGAATATTACGGCACGGGCGGTCCGGACGAAGACGGCGGCAACATTACGGTCAACATCAATACTGGAACCGGCGACACGACCAGCGGCGATTACGATTGGGGCGATTCGACGCAGCGTCCTAACTTCCCGGAAGAGCCCGGTAATTGGGAGTGGGATGGTACGCAGTGGGTAGATCAAGATACTGGCAACATTTACGTGCCAGATGAATAAGGGGTAGGACAATGGCTTTCAATTGGCTAAAAAACGCAGTCACGGGGCCGTTTCGTGGGATCTACGGTCTACTGAAAGGCGAGCCTCGAACGGCGTTGGGTGCATTCGGCGACACGGCGAAGCCGCTTGGCATTGCTCTCACCGCGACCGGCGTTGGCGCTCCAATAGGATTGCCAATGGCAGCTGCTGGAGGTGCCGCACAGAAACTCGACGACGAAGGTGACCGCGGCCTTGTCGACATTCTGCAAGGTGGTGCTGAGGGAGCAGCGCTTGCCTACGGAGCTGGGAAGGTAGGGGATCTCGCGAGAGGTGCGTACGGTGCGCTGTCAGGCACCCCTGGTCCAATAATGCCTGGTACGGTCGGGTCCGCGCCAGCGGTCGATTTAAGTGAGGCTGTAGCTACTAACACAGGGCGCACTGTGGCAGGCAACATACTGCCCAAGAAAGCAGGTGAGGGCATGTTGAGTGGAATCACGAGCTATCTCAAAGAGAATCCTGTAGTGCCGCTCAGTTTGGCGAGCACTGCTGGCAATGTGTATGCGGCTCAACAGGAGGGAGCGGTCGCGGATCGTTGGCAACGTATAAAGGAAGAGGAAATGGAGCGACAGGCGAAGCTCGCCGAACTTCAAACCCTTTTCAATCTAGTCACGGGTTCGATGAGGAGGTACTAAGGTGCCACCGTCATACGCACGGGCTGGCGTCGCTAGAGCTTTGAGCGGCGGGCTCAACAATATCATCGGGCTACTCATGGCGAAGCAGGCTGATGAGGACGCTCAGGAACTCGCGGCATATCGACAGAACGAAGCGAGAAAGGCGCAGATGGCTGCCGAGCTCGCGCAGCCCGACGTTGTTCCAGTGGAGCAGGCGTTGCGGGATTACGATGCTGTGCCAGAATCACTAAGGGCTGTAGCTACCGCCGATCAACCGGGCGGTCTACAGCAGTTGCTTCAGTTCGAGCAACCGAGTCGCGAGGTACCGGTTCCTGGGGGCGAACCGATTGCCGTCCAAGCGCCACCGCCAGAGGTTACCGCCCTTGGCAACGTACGGGACAGCGGGATTACACGAGCCCTTGATGTGGGTCGCCGCGTCGAAGACGCTAGCATCGAACAACGGCTTGCTCAGGCTCGTCGGGATGAGGCTGCGAGCGGATTGGCTCGGTACCTTAGCGATGAACAGCAAGCGTTTCTCCGCGCTGGAGTAACGCCACCACGGATCACCACAAGTAGCACTGCTGGCGGTAGCAGGGAGGTGCGTAACGTCACGCCGAACCAAGCGCTTGACATTCTCACGCGTGATCCTGAGTGGCAAATCCGATCACCCGAAGAGCAAATTAGGGAGGCCAACCGTCTAGCGACCATAGACAAACTGCCTGGCGGATCACTCGATGTGGTCACAGGCGGTCGGGAACCCATTGAGTCGTGGCGCCCGACTGCAGCGTCTCGCGAGATACCATCGGAGCCTGTAGTAGCACAGCCACTCACGGAGCCAGAGGTTGCGGAAGCTAGGTCGTTAGTAGCAAACCTCCGTGGCAGCTTAGCTGAAACAACGCTTGCCGAAGCTGGCTACACGTCGGAAGAAATACGACGGATTCTTTCGGGCCGCTAAATGACAACTCCGACACGACTTACTCGACTTCGCAGCATTCTTGGCGAGGAGACTCAAGAACACAGTCGTCTCGATCGGTTACGTGGGATTGTGGGCGAACGTCCCGACATCACTGTTGGCGGCACAGAACCTATCGCACAATCTCCGTTACCAGAATTCGAACCGGGGCGGTTACTTGTTGCCGCCGGCGTCGACGAGCCTCCACCACGGCGTGCACCTGGCGGAATCGCCGACATTCTCGTTGGCGGCGACGAGCCGATTGAAGGGGCGATGCCTCGCATCGGACGTACGAAACGGCCTGGTACAGTTGAGGCTATGCGGGCGTACAGGGAAGAGGTGCCGCCACCCGTAAAACCAGAGGAAGTGGGAGTTGGGCCAACTGGCGCGGCGATCGGTACGTTCCTAGCGCAATTGCGGCCCGGAGAGAAGCAACGCGATGAACTACTAGAGGAATTCTACAGTCAAGTGGATCCTGAAGTGTTGTCGCAGCATGCCAATCTCCTTGGCGCGGAAGGTGCGCTGGGCACGGCTGCACGAGAAATGGTTTACATGCGTGTCCTAGGGCCTGTTGCGCGTCTTGGCGGAGCGGCGATTCGGAAGCTGTCACAGGCCGAACGTGCAATAGCGCCTAAATTGGCTGCCTATCTTGACCGTCTCGCTTATAGCGGAACAGGTGCCGCTAGAACCGCCAAGGCTGTTGAATCGGCAGCGGCTGGGACTGGTGAGGCTGCTACGTTCGGAGCTGCCCGTGAGACACTTGAGCATGGGCCTGAAGCAGCGCTTGAAGGTGTCAAGTATGCGCCGTATGGTACGGTTTTAGGTGGTTTCTTGGGAGCTTTGACGGGTGTTCGCATTTCACCTTCCCGTGCAGTCGCTTCGCCTCGAGATGTTGCCGAGATGACGCAAGCGGCCAAGGAAGCAAGGCGGATGGCGCAAGGTGGGCGCGTGACGCCGGAGCAAGAAGTACAGTTTGCCCGCCGAATACTTGGGTTGGCCGACGATGCCACGGAAGCCCAGCTAGACGCGGCAATTCGAACGAAGTCTAATAAGTACCATCCTGACTCTAAGAAACCCGGTGCAACACCTGACGCCGAATTAATGAAGGTATACAACGAGGCTGCAACCGTCGTGCGTCGATCGATGCGTCCGGAGCCTGCTACTGAAACGCCGGGACGACCCACTGAGCCACGTCCACCTGCAGAAGAACCGGTTCGTCCGTCCGAACGTTCTGTGGTACCAGAAGAGCGCCCCCCTGTGGCGCCAGAGCCGTCTCCAGAGCGCCGTGTGCGGTCCCAGGAGCCCGAAGTTCGTCCGGCCGCGCAGGAACCCCTCCGAGAGCCAGAACGTACGCCTGAGACGGAGGGAGTGGCTGTAACGGAGCCAGAACCGGATCCCCAGGAAGTCCTTGCAGAAGCGCAGCGGAGGCTGGAAGAGGGGGAAGAGGTCGTACGGCCTGAACCGACACCTGGCGCGGTCGAGCAGCTCCCGCAGGAACAACTGGACATCGATTACGGCACCACTGCGGAAGAAATCGCTGGTCTTGAGATCGATGCGCGTACAGCCGAGCAAGTATTAAGGTCTGGGCGTACTCCTCAGACAGGGCTGTCTTTGCGACCAGAGCAGAGAGAAACGCTTGAAAAGGAGATCCGCGACAATCGTGAGAGGATCGGCAACTACTACGACAGTGTTCGTTCTCGTTTCGGCGACGAACAGACAGCGACACTTGAGGCTGATGTCGTACGTCGGTTGACGGAATGGGAAGAGCCTCGCTCCGCAGTTCCTGGAGGGGAGCCTACTGGTCGCGAACTAACGCCCGAGGAAGTGCGGGAACGCGTTTCTGGCGAACGGGATCCTGTGACGGGTGCGCTAACCCTAGATCCGATGGATCGTCCGACGTTTGAGCGTCGGAAGGTAGAACAGGGTCCGCCACCAGGAGTTGAAGAGCGGAGGGCGGAGGTACAAACGCCGGAATCGGAGTACATAGAGCAGCCCGAGCCGACACCGGAACCAGAAGAGACAACGGTGCAGCCAGCAGGGCGGATGCGTGCCGCTTGGCAGATGCCCTATAACGAACTACGCCAAGCTCTAGCGCCTAGCGATCGACAAGAGCTAGAGCGCGCACGTCCATTGCTGGCCGAAGTGTTCCCCGAAGAACTCACTAACGCCACTGATCCGTGGGGTATCCGTCGTGCGATAGAGCGTGGCGACGAACTGCCGCGTACACCAACGACAGACCTATCGCAACGACACCGCGCGCTGATTGAAGACGCGTTGCGGCGTGGCGAAGACGTCCCTGCCTCAGTTCTGGTAGATTACGAAGATCTGACACCGACAGCCGAGCCTACGCTTGCTGAAGAGTCTGAAGTGGAGCTTCTAACCGCCGAGCCCGCAGAGGCGGCGGAAGTATCTCCGGTCGCAGAGACTACACAGCCACAAGCCGAAGCTGGCTTGGAGCCTGCCGCGGAACCTACTGGAGAAGTTGCACCCGTTACGGATGAGGAGGTCGGTGTTGAGCGCGAGCCGACCGAGGCCGCGCTTGAAGCTCGTAAGAGCCGGTACCAGGCAACTGAGTCGAGTCCAGAACGCACCCCTACCGTGTCCGTAGGTGCTCACCATGGCGGCCTTGATCGTCTGCAACAGCTCCACCGGGAACTGCGTGCTGCTGAGGAGGCGGGCGACGAGCTAACCGAAGCGGAATTCAATGAGCGCGAGGTCGAGTTGGAGGAACGTGTTGACTCCATTCAAGACCAGATCGACAAGTTCCGTCTCGAGTATGAGGCTCAATATGGCGGTGAGGCGTTGGGGGAGTTGGACGACGCCGTCGATGAGTGGGCGAGAGTTAATGAGATACCAGTAACAGCCGCAGAGACGGTTGAACCCGCTGCAGAAACAGGGCCAATTGTCACAGCGGGGACGGAATCTCCAGAAACAGCAATCGACGCTACTACTGTGTCCGAAGAGGTGGCTGCCGAACAGCCGCCAACAAGGTCTGGAGAAGAACTAGACGATATGGTGCAGCAGGGTCGCGCCGTTCGGGTAGGTGGCACTGAAACAGGTGCAGTTGACGCCCAAGCAGTGAACAAGGGAATTCGAGCGTTTTTGCGTCGCAACTTCACTGCCCCAGGCGATCTACCAAAACGTGTGTTCGACCGCATGATTAAGCGCGATGGAGGTGTGAATTCCCGTGATCGTGAAGTCGCTCACACGTTGCGGAAGTTCAGGCGTGTAGCACGTCGGGCGTACGGGACTTCTAAACTCAGCGACGAACAGCAACGGCAAATCAATGCTGCGTTGCAGGGCGAACCCATAAACATGCCCGACGAAATGCGGAGTATCGTCAAAGACATGCGTGGGCAGATTGACGCTCTCAGCCAACTACTGATTGAATCTGGGGCTATTGCCGAACATCTAGTTCCAGTGATAGACGCGAATCGTGGCGTGTATCTAACACGTTCATACAAGGCGTTCGACGATCCCAAGTTCTGGCAAAACGTGTCGGAAGACGTAAAGAACCGGGTCCGTAGCCTCTTGGCGTCCGAAATGCCAGATGCGTCTCCAGAACAGCTGGAAGGCGAGTTTCAGCGTATTCTGCGGGCCGGCGAGTTGTCCGACAGTCCCCTTGATTTTCTCGTGCGAGGTAGCAAGCTAGGTAGCAAGAACCTTTCGATTTTGAAGCGGCGGAAGGCGATTGCTCCCGAGATCCGTGCGCTTTGGGGTGAATACACTGACCCTCTGGTTAACTACGTTCGTAGCGTCACCAAAATGTCGCAGTTGCTCGAAAACCACAAATTCCTTGCCGATGTGTTGGAGGGTGGACTGGGAGAATATTTCTTCGAAGAACCAGTTGTGCGCGATGGCGTTTCTTACGTGAAAAAATTCGCAGCCGAAGGTAGCCGAGCGCTAGAGCCGCTGAACGGCTTCTACACGTCGCCGGAAGTTGATGCCGCGTTTCATCGAGCCGTCGAAACAGAAGTGGTCAGTGATTGGTTGCGACATTACATGAAAGTGAATGGTGTAGTGAAGTACGCCAAGACCATCGGGTCTGTAATGACGCACGTACGTAACACGACAGGCAACACCGGGTTCGCGATCGCAAACGGTCACTGGGATATATCGAAAATGCCTGACGCGGCGCGAACAGTCTGGGGAGACTTGTGGGATGTAGGACTTAAAGACAAGGAAGAGTGGCAGGGTATCTATCGCGAGATGGTTGAACTAGGTGTTGTTCACGAAAGCGCGCGCGCGGGTGAACTGTGGGACGCCGTGAACGATGCGGTTCGTGATCCAGAAGCGTTCATAAAAGGTAATGTAGTACAACGGTCTATACGCAAAATATTGAAAGGCGTGACCAGCGTATATCGCGCAGAAGACGACGTGTGGAAGCTCTACGCTTTCGCTAACGAATTCGAGCGATACCGCAACGCTAAACCTGATTGGACCGATCAGCGAGTAAAGGAACGTGCTGCAGAGATCGTCAGAAACACGTACCCGACATACTCGCTTGTACCACATGCCATCAAGAAAATCCGACGTTTTCCGCTGGTCGGTACGTTTGTGTCATTTCCGTGGGAGGTTATCCGCACTCTGGGCAATACTCTTCAGCTGACAGCAGGGGAGTTGAACGACCCAGACTTGCATCGAGTAGGAGCGCAGCGGATAGCTGGATTGCTTTTGGCGGCCACAACGGTGTCGGCAGTAGCGTACGCATCACGTTTCCTTAACGGGATTGACGACGATACCGATGAGCGGGTTAGACGATTTGTGCCTCCGTGGTCAGAAAACAGTTCGCTTGTTTACTTGGGTCGCGGCGAGAACGGAAGAGTGCGATACATTGACCTGAGTTACACGGATCCGTATAGCTACCTCCGAACGCCGCTGAAGGCAATGATGCGCGGAGAGAACTGGCACGACGGATTGATCGACGGATTCTTTGAGGCTCTTGAGCCTTTTGTAAGCGAAGAGATTCTAGCGTCCAAACTTCTCGACGTCAAGCGCAACAAAAAGAAGGACAGTGGCGCGGAGGTCTACAATCCGGAAGACCCGTTCGACAAGCAAGCTACTGCGATTCTGTCTTATGTGTACGACGCCTTTGAGCCAGGTACGGTGTCAGGTATGCGGCGAATCTGGCGCGGTATCACGAACGACCAAACGTTATATGGCCGTAGCTACAATCCTGTTGTTGAAGGTGCCGCCATGTTTACTGGGTTCCGCATGCAGGAGCTTGATGTGCCGCAAGCACTGTCGTGGAATGCGCGTGAAGCCGTTGGGCGGTGGAGCAACGCCACACGGATATTGAGTAGCACGGCATCCCGTGCCGGCGATGTCAGCGACTCTGAATTGCAAGAGGCTTACGAGTCAATGGAACGGACACGGCAGAAGGTGTTTGCAAACGTGACCGCCGACATGGAGGCGGCTCGTAAGTTCGGAATGAAAGACGAGGCTATCAAGCGGGTGTTGCGCGGATCGGGATTATCGGAAACGTTAGTTATGCAATTGATCGATCACAACTATGTGCCCTACCAACCGTCAGACCGGTTTCTGGAATATGTGTCGGAAGCGCGCCAATCGACGTCTACACCGGAAAAAGCACGCGAGGTACGTGAGCGATATGCTGACCGCCGTGAGTTTCTTCAACAATTAGCTGAAGACGCCCTAGAGGAATCTGGTGCTGAGATCACACGTCCACGTAGCCGCCGGCCACGTAGGCGTCAGAGGAGATAATGTTATGGTGGTGCAGGGCGTTGTGGAGCTAGTGAATTCTCCTGCCATGCAAGGCGCGGTAGCGATATTGGGCACTACGGGGTTTGGCGCGCTGGTTTTGCGGTGGGATCGCCGAATATCCAAGATGGATGCGCGGGTGAGTTCGATGTGTACGACTGAAGCCATGAAAGACCATCTTTCTAAAGAGCTGAAGGCGGTCAGCTTGAATCACGAGCAGGACCATCGGTCCCTTCGCGACGAAGTTGCTGGGCTGATAGCGGATATGCAGCTACGTCAGTTGGATCAGGACAAGTTGATCGGTAATATGCGTGTCTCTTGCGCCAAGCGTCACGGCAACAACGGGATCTCGACATGAACTTCCAGACGACGCAGTTAGGACTTCCGCCCGTCACTGTACATGGTAAGGAGTACAGCATTGGCCGGATAGTACGTTTCCTCGTGGGCATCGCGCTGCTGTTCCATGCGGCGATATTCTCGAAAGATGTGCTGTGGTTCCGGGCCGCCGAGGGTGCTGTTGCCCTTCTCTTGGTCGACGTGAAACTGTTCAACGTACTATCTGACGCATGGAAATCGCGCAACGGATAGCCTTACCTTCCCTCCCTTGACATCTTTCTGTATACTGTATACAGTAGCTATGTGGCATTTGTATACAACTCACCCTATATAAAGGAATAAGTGTATGTCGGGTGCGAACTTACCTGATACCCCGCCGTCTACAGACGACCGTAGACAGACGCCCGCGTCGTATACAATCAGCGCCCGCGTGCGGCCAGACGAGCTTCTTTTGGTGAATTCGGCGGCCGTCAAATTGAAGATCACGCGAGCGGAGCTGATCTACGATGCTGTGATGGCGTACGTACACGAGGCCATCCAGGGATCCAGCTGATGGAGACCGTCCCTGACCGTACCGACGACCTCGACGAACACCTACGCGACGTACAGGACCGCGAGGAAAGAGCTGGCTTGGAATTCGATCTAGCGTTGGTTCGCGACGACCTGCGAGACGCTCAGTTGCGAATTGAATCGCTCGAGGCGTGCGTCCGGTTCATGTGTTGTGTCAGGCCGGACAAACCAAGCGCAATGCAAGCCGAGCTGAAACGCTGGGCAGATGTCTATCAGGTAGATGTTTGAGTGTCTCGTTGTTCTCTGGTTGTGGTGGAAGCTCATGGGCGGGGCGTGGTATCTAATGAATCGGAATGAGGAGGGATAATGCTGTGGGACCTCGAGGATCTGATTATCGACGGTTCGGTTTTGATTCTAGTGGTTATAATGCTGGCACTCACCGTCGCCATATCACCCATTGGGCCGAAGCTGGCAGTTGGCCCCCAAATGGCGGCGCTTGAACAGCTGCGTGCGGATATGGCTGGTGTGCCCTGCCCGATTGGCGAAGATGTGGCGGGTACAGTGGTGGCCTGGAATCAAAAAATCAAGAGCAAGCAAGCCTGGAACGAGCGGTGGTGGGCGGCGCTTTGGATACCGAATGAATGGGAAGAAGCCGAGACAATCCAATTTCCCGATTGCGAGAGGTGAGGCAATGACGTTGACGCAGGAGCAGTTGGAGTTACGCAAGAGCGGTTTGGGAGCCTCGGAAATGCCGGCCGTGATGCGCGTAGACCGTTGGCGCAACCCCGTGGACATCTACCTCGAGAAGACGGGAAAGGCCGAACCTTTCGAGGGAAACGAGTACACGTATTGGGGGAACGCACTGGAGGACAAGATCGCGCAGCGGTACGCCGAAGAGAACGGTGTCGAGCTGGTCGAGTCCGGTACGCTTGTCCATCCTAAGCACGAATGGCTCATGGCCACGCCTGACCGGATTGTTTTGGTCGATCCCAGAGAGGGATTGGAGTGCAAGAATCGCGGCAGCTACAACCTAGATGATTGGGGTGAGCCCGGTTCCGACGAGGTCCCCGACGAGGTGTTGATCCAGTGTCACACCAACATGGAGGTGACGGGATTCAAGGTATGGCATGCTGCAGTGCTCCTTGGCGGTAATCGGTGGCATTCCTTCACGCTTGAGTACGACAAGGAACTGGCTGAACAGATCGTTGAATCCGCCCATGATTTCTGGCATGATCACGTCCTCGCCGACATGTGCCCGGAGTTGGACGGTACAGAATCGAGTTCTGAGTATGTCGCCAACAAGTGGCAAACACATGGCGACCTGATCATCCCCGCGACACCGGAAATATACGATACTGCCGAAGAACTGCGGTTGGTTCGGGCGGAGTTGAAGGAGACTGAAGAGACCAAGGAACGGCTCCAGAATCTCCTCAAAGACGCGATTGGTGAAGCGGCAGGGGTCCAACTACCTAATGGCAAGAAAATCACCTGGAAGCGGCCAAAGCCGCGCCAGACGACGGGCTGGAAGGCGTTTGCTGAAGGGTTGAAGCTGCATGTTGACGCGGAAGTTTGGGAGGATCTGCACGACACTCATACAACGGAACAAGAGATCGCGCGTACGTTCCGGGTACCCCGTAACTGGTAGAAGGAGACTGTATGTCCGAAACACCTGAAGTGGGAACCGTCGAATCCACAGAGATCGTTCCCAAAGAAGAAGGAGCCGTCGTGGAAACGAGTTCCACCGCGGTAGCTGCACGGGAGAAGGCCTCCGTGGAGGCCCGGTTCGTTATGGCTGTCAAGCGCCCCCGCGTGCCCGAGAACGCACGCCTACGTGTACTGGAGGCATGCAAACGGCCACGTTTCGCGGAGTCGGCGCGGTACCGGAAACCTATCAGTGGCAAGGCAATTGAGGGACTGTCGGTCAGGTTCGCGGAGGAGATTGGCCGGCTGTGGGGGAATCTGTACGTTGTCACGACTGTTGTGTTCGACGATCGTGAACGTCGGATCTACCGCGTCAGCGCCACAGACCTCGAGACCAACATGGCGCAGGACCAAGACGTTGTGGTCGAGAAGTTTGTCGAGCGGAAGAAGGTTAAGACTGGCGACGAGGTTATCAGCAAACGCACCAACAGCTACGGTGACACCGTGTACCTAAAGGCCGCGACCGAGGACGAGATACTGGTCAAAGCCAATGCTGCGATCTCGAAGGCACGCCGTAACCTCATTCTGACGCTGATCCCGTCTGACATCCGCGAGGAGGCCGAGGAGCGGTGTGTCGCGACCGTTCGGGATCGGGACGCCGAGGATCCCACTGCAGCCACGAAACGGGTTCTCGACGCGTTCTATGTGCTTGGCGTGGCCGCTGATCAGATCGTTGCGTTGCTAGGTAAGCCTGTGCAGCAGATCAACCCGGGTGATCTTCAGCTTCTGCGGTCGATCCATACTGCACTCAAGGAAGGGGAAGTGACGTGGCCCGAAGTGATGGAGGACAAATCCTTGGGTAAACAGCGACAAATCAACACCTCCAAGGCCAAAGGCACGGACGCCGTGAAGGAGCGGGTTAAGAAGAAGACGGCGAAAAAGACAGAGACGAAAAAGACGGAGGAGGAAATCGAGCGCGAGGCCATTGTTGCCGAAAGTGAGGACGAGCGGATTCGCCAGGAGGAGGCGGCTGAGGCGGAGGTGGAGACATGAGCGACGGTATCCACGTTGTTTCTGTCGAGGTCCAAGACTTCCACCGCCTTACATTCGCGCAAGTAGATGTTGTTCCTGAACAGGGGCTCGTGCGCGTAACCGGCAAGAACGCGGCGGGTAAGACGTCGTTGCTACGGGCGATCGCGGCCGCTCTGGGTGGTCAGGGCGAGATCAACCCTGACGCTATCCACGAAGGCGCGGACGGCGCAGAGATTCGCGTCAGGCTCGATAACGGGTTCACGGTCACACGGAAGTTCACTGCGAATCAACCCAAAGGCTACTTGACGGTGGTGGGGCCCGACGGTGGCAAGCACAAACAGGGCAAGTTATCGACGTGGTTGGGTGATCGTACGTTTGACCCGTTGTCGTTCCTGACGCTCAAGCCTGATCAGATGCGGACGGCCCTACTGTCCCTCGCTGAAGATCAATCGCTTCCAGACAAGTTGGACGAAGCCCGGGCCGAGCAGCGCCGTCTGTACGACGAGCGTACACCCTGGATCTCGCAGCAGCGAAAAGCAAAGGCGGTCGAGAAGCCGGCCGGCGAGCGTCCAGAACCGGTAGACGTGTCGGCTGAGATGGAACGCATGGAGAGCCTTCAACGCCAGCAAGACGAAATCGAGAGTCTGCGGCGAGACCTACAGCAGCGCGAAGAGGCTATTACGTCTTATGCACTGCAAATCACCGCATGGGAGGAACAGATCGCGTCCCACAAAGCGCAGATTGTAGGTTGGCGCGCTTTGGTCGCAGACCTGGAGGCGACGTTGGGGGAGATGCCCGATTGCCTCGACGAGATTGATGCAGTCCGCACACAGATCGCCAATGCGAGCGTGATCAACGAGCGGCTCGAGCCCTGGAAAGCCTACGACCGGGCGCGAACAGAACTCAAAGAAGCGCAAGAGACCGTCGATGGGTTCACCCAGGCAATTGAAGCGTCGCGCGAAAACGAGAAGATGTTGCTTCAGGACTCCGGTATCCCGATTCCCAATCTGTCGTTCGATTCTGAGACCGGAGAACCCTTACTCAACGGCCATCCGTTGTCGGGCGCCAGTGGCCGGGAACGGATCGACCTAGCCGTAGCTGCGGCGATCGCGGCCAACCCCGACTTGCGGATCTGTTTGCTGGACGAAGCCAATGATCTTGACCTCGAATCCCTAGAAGCCTTGGGAGAACTCGCCAACAAACACGACTTTCAGGTTTGGGTAGCGCGAATCGGACTCGAGGGTGCCGGCGAGATCGTTGTTGAGGATGGAGTAGCAAAAGCGGTAGCCTAAGCGCGCGGCGACCAGCTGGGCCGGGGCGCTCCAGCCTCGTTATGAGTGCGTCGCGGGGGGATACGCCCAGTGAAATCCTCCCTACCGTCTTTGGGGCTATAGTCTAGCGGCTAGGATGCTGGATTGTCGATCCAGTGGCCGGGGTTCGAATCCCCGTGGTCCTTTTTACTTCAAAGGAGATGTTACTTATGTCGACACATGATGTACCGGGCGCGAACCCGAGAAACGCCGACAACCTAGATGTCGGTTGCTGGGCCGAAGATGAAGACCAAACCTCCCTAATCAACATCATTGGCCACGAGGCCGGTAGCGTCGTCTACCAACTGTACGACCTCAGTGAAGACCCAGTGATGTATTACCAAGACGCGATGCTCGAGCAGGAGTTCAAAGATTTCTTTTCAGCACCACCGACCGGTGACAGTGACATCGAGTGGACGTGGCACGACAAAACAACGTTCCCGTGGGACCGTGTGATGAAGCGGTTTAGCGGCAAGGTGCCGCAGTACGCTGACGTTGAGGACCACCTCAGCATGGCGCAGAGGGTCGCTCAGAAGCTCGGACTCAGAGCAAAGAAGATGAGCGAGCAGGAGGTAACGCCGCACGTGGAGCAGCAGCGGTCACGCGGCATGGCAGTGATCGAGAAGATCGCTGAAGCGCTAGGTAGCCTCGGCCAAAACTGACGGATGGGGAAGCCTAGCGACATCCCCGGTATCAGCGGCGAGGGTCTGACGCGGACGGACATGAATTGTACGAATTGCGGTAAGACGTTCGTCGCTGAACTAGATTTTTCGTTGAACGGAAACCATAGCGTGATATGCCCGCACTGTGGTCATGAACACCAGCGCGTGATCAAGGACGGCACAATCACCGAAGAGCGTTGGGGGTCTGCCAACGGGCAGTCGCCGCACAAGGCTCGGTCGTTTTGGAAGTCGGACGTATTGCCGATGAGAACGTCAACGGCGGCGATGTACATTAGGGACCGATGGTTAAATCTCAGTCAGTAGCGCCGGTCCCGACCATGCAGGATTGCATGTTTGTGGTACAGCGACACCTAGAGGGTCGATTTCCTGGGCACAACGTAAAAGTCGAACGCGACCCTTTGCGAGACGCGCTACGGGTCGAGGTAGTGCGCCATGGGATGCAGCCGGTGGTTACGCACATTGCTACCGACTACGTGTTATCACGGTACCGAGTCCCTGACGTGGCGATGTTTCAGCGCCACGCAGAACACGCCGCAAAGGAGATTGAGAGGTTTATGGCTACAGCACAATACCGCCCTGCGTCACAGTACCACTACACGACATCAATCGCAGCGACAAATAGCATTAACTATACAACCACCGTCACTCCCACGAGTGCGGTTTGTTACGTCGACGATTCGGGCCAGATACTCAGCGACGACACGTCTGTTCAATGGGTTGACCCAAGCAAGATACTGGTAGGCAAGGAAGCGCGAGAGGTGGCGTTACCTGACGGCACAAAAATCCTGTTGGACGAGCACGGCAATTTCAGCGTCGTAGACAAGGACGCGAAAGTGACGTACCGTGCCAACCGGAGCCGTGCGTTCAACCCTTTCGTGAATGCTGGCGACCTTCTGGCCGACTTCATCAAATATTTGAAACAAAAAGTGCCAAGGATCGGCAGTAAAGATGTCGCCGAACTGCCACTGAACCTATTCGTGCAATGGCTCGTGATGGAAGCGGCTGAACGCGACGGGGATCCAGTACCCCCCGATGTCGTGCCCGTACCGAAGGACAGGTTGTTGATTAGTCGCCTTGCGCCGCAGTGTCGGTTGCCAACGTGCAGGCGGTTCATCTCAAAAGCATCGGCGGAAGTCGGATTTTTTTACTGCAACCCTAACCACGCCGCCGAACACGGGCGTTTGTTAAGGCCCGCATGATGGATCTACCATTTACCCCAGTGCCGAAAGCGGAGTTAAAAGACCCCGACTACCTCGAGTTCTGTCGCGACCAGTGCCGCGTCCGCAAAGCACGCTGCGTCGTGACAGGACTCTGGGACCGAACGGTGGTTCCCCACCACGTACGCCCGAAAGCAATCTGGGGCGACAAGAACAACATCGTTTACATGAGCTCTCCATACCACGTCGAGCGCAAAGACTCAGCTCACGCGCTAGGGCACCATGCCGTATTCGATGCGGAACATGGAACCGACCTCGTGGGAACCGCGATCAAGCAATACCAGGATTATCTTCGGGAACATGAAAATGCTTGACCAGGCTAGCTACCGGAGGGTATTTTAAGGTGTCACGTAACTGGCGAGATACGAGGCGATGAAAACTAATAGTGAAAAGACCCGTATGGTTGCTGTCTTGCGTCTTGGCCTTCGTGCCAGGGCCGGGATTCTCGCCAAGCAACCAGCGGGTCTTTGCTTATGGGATCAGAACAATGACCGATGAATACCCCCCTATGACAGAGGACGAAGCGCGGTTACTAGCTTCGTGGATCACCGCGCTTTTGAACCAGACCACATCTCGCTCGTCGGACCCAATCACATTAAACCTTCACTACAAAACAGCGCATAAACTGGCGTCGACGCTCGCGTGGTTAGCCAGATACGATTATCACGACGAGTAGCGTTTCGTGTCTTGGGGTCATATCAAAATCAGTCGCAAGGCTTATGCCGAGGATCCTTTGTGGAATATGTCGCGGACGTTTTCCCGGTGGGAAGCATGGGAGGACATGATCCAGATGGCGGCATGGAAACCGTACCTCAAAGTGACTGACGATTTACAGACCGTTCCTCTTGAGCGCGGTGAGTTGGTTGCGTCGTTGCGTTATTTCGCGATACGGTGGAAGTGGGGTGTTCAACAAGTGCGAACCTTTATTCGTTGGCTTGTTGAAGCAGACCGAGTCGTGGCACAACGGGAAACACAGGTAGGAACGGTCTATCTTCTTGTAAAATATGATAGTTACCAAACCAACCCCAACGAAACTAACACACCTCCAACACAGGGTTTTGCAGGTTTGAGTGAGAGTGGGCCAAAAATCGGCACACCTACCGGCACACCAAGTAACACACCTAACGGCCACGCAACCACCGACGTTGCAACAACTTACGACAATACGGAAGCGCCAAACGACATACCGGCCAACACATTGAACAACACACCTCCAACACACCTCCAACACACCTCCAACACAAATAATAAGAAGCAAGTAAAGCAAGTAAAGCAAGTAAAGCAAACAGACTTGGGTTTTGCCGAACAAAAAGACGACGTGCAAACGGTGGTCGATTTCTACCTCGAGACTCACCCCAAACGCAGAGTAGTGAACAAAACTGGCCAGCAGAGAATTCAGACGCGCCTGTCTGAAGGGTTCACGGTCGAGAACCTGAAGGATGCGATTCGGGGGAACGCGATCGATCCTTGGCACATCAACATGGGGAAGCACGGACTCGAGTATATTCTCAGGAACCCTGACATAGTCCACGATTTCATCGGGAGGTACGAACGGTTGAGTGAACCTGAGCCGGGATTCGAGGACTAAATGGACGATCTGCAGTTTCGAGCTGAACTAATACATGCCATCAGAGTTCGTGGCGGCAAGACGCGAGATGGCAAGAAGGTGTTCGAGTTTTGTTGTCCGCGACACGAAGACGGTAGTCCAAGTGCTTGGGTTGGTGAGAATGCATGGGGGTGCCATGCCTGTGGATTCACGGAGTCGCTCGACACGTTAGCTGAGGAGTTGGGGTTGGCGCGCCGATCCCGTGGGTACACCATCGAAGATTACGCCGTCGAGAAGTCTTTCAGTGTCCCGAAGCTAATGTCGTGGGGTGTCGAGACGTTCGAGAACGAGAAGGGTTGGTGTTGCGTGCGGATCCCGTACCAAGATACCCACGGCGACCTCCTGCGGAACAAGTTTCGTGGCGGCGCCGACGAGTCGGGAAAACACCGGACGTGGTGGGAAGGACAGAACCAACCGACCTACCCGTACGGACTCGACCGGCTATCGGTTCACAGTGGGTCAGTGATCCTCGTTGAAGGCGAATCTGATTGTCACGCGGCGTGGCATCATGATGTGTTGGCTGTCGGTGCGCCCGGAGCAAACACATGGAAGCCTGAGTGGGCGCAATACCTCAAAGGTCGCCAGGTCTACATCTGGCAGGAAAAGGGTGATGCGGGGGCTAAGTTCGCGGATTCTGTTTTGCGCGACATTTCCGATGCCATCGTGATTTCTGGGGGTGACATAGACGACCTTGCCGATCTACACAAAGCCAAAGGGGTCGCGTTCGCCGAAACGATCGAACGGATCAAGGCCGAAGCTGAGCCAAAACCAATCGAGGAATTGGTCGACCAACAGGTCCGAGAGGCTATCGAGTATGGACGTCAAGATACGAGTACGGCCCCGAAATGGGGCTGGAAATCATTAATAGACCTCTGCGGACCACTTTTGCCGGGTGAGTTGTGGATCGTCGGCGCAAGACCTGGGCAGGGCAAGAGCACTTTTCTGCTCAATTTCTGTAATCACCTCGCCGAGATGCAGGGCAAACCGTGGCTGTTCATTGGCATGGAAATGGACCCCAAGCAGCTACGCCGAAAATGGTCTGCGTTCCGATGCGACCTGAACGAAGAGCATGTGTTGACCTCTGCCTGGGAACGATTGCCGGTTGACGCCCGACAGAGAATCGAAGACGACTTACGAGAGCAAGCAACGGCGTTACGGAACCTCGCGTATTTCGCTCCTGCTCGACGCATCAACCTTGTCTCGTTGCAACAGTGGGTCGAGTTCGCCGTCGAGCGGAAATGTAAAGTCGTCGTGATAGACCACCTACACCAAATGGACTACGGCGGTAGAGACCAGCGGCAAGAGATGGCACACGCCATAAAAGAGGCGAAGGAACTCGCCGTCGAGCACCAAATCGTCGTTGTCGCGGCCGCGCAACTAAATCGTGGGCCGCGAGATCCACTCGAACCATACCGCATCCCTGTTCTCTCGGCACTCAAAGAATGCGGAGCAATCGAAGAGGCCGCGGACGTAGTGCTCATGTTGTCGCGCAAACTGAAAAGCAAGTTGAGTAAGGGTGAAGCGTCCCAGATTCGTGATGCGCTAGTTGAGATTGATGGGTTTGTCGACAAAGGTGCGATGCGAGTCACCTGCAGGAAACACCGCCGGAATGGGGCACTGGCCACAGATCGGTCGGAAACCCTACAACTCGACAACGGCATAATTAGAGACCGTACCGGAAGGCAAGAGCCATGAAGGCGATCAACACCGAGTACAACGGGTATCTGTTCCGTAGCCGCCTTGAGGCGCGATGGGCTGTGTTTTTCGACGCGCTCGGCATCCCATACGAGTACGAGAAGGAAGGGTTTGAACTTGGTAAAGCCGGACTCTACTTGCCTGACTTCTGGCTACCGGATACCAACAACGGATGTTGGGTTGAGATTAAAGGCAAAGAACCCCACCTGGGTGAGTGTGACAAACTACATGCGTTAGCTGACGGCACGAGCCATGACGCGTTTTTGTTTTGGGGCAACATCCCACAGGTACAGTGTAGTCTGTACGGGTTAGGTGATGGTCACTATTACGACCTAATCGAAGTCGATGATGAATGCGCCTATGCGGCATTTCCGTGTGGCGGTGGTGATTGGAGCTACTTATGGTGCCAGTGCCCGGTGTGTGGTTGTTTCGGTATCCAATTTGAGGGTCGTGCTGATAGAATCGGCTGTCAATGTCCGAAATCTCATCACGGCGATAAGGGACGCAACCCCGGTAGCCCTGATCTGGCTGCCGCTTACACCGCCGCGCGTTCAGCTCGCTTTGAGCATGGCGCCAAACCGTCATTATGACCGTCTACGTTGACGATATGCGGGCCGGGGAATGTGCGATCGAGGATCGCGAAATAGATTTCCCGACAACGTGGTACCGTTGTGAGCCACGGACGTGGAGGAAAGATGACTGACTTTGAGCGGGTGCAGGGCCTAAAGGCGGAAGCGCCACCCGAAGATGAAGCGCCAGATTACCACTGGCTTTGCGACGTAGCCGAACGCGCACTCAAGCGTGTCGAGGAGGCACGGGAGGTAATGAGACATACCATAGAACTCGGTGGCCACCTTGATTCTAATTGTGTCAATATCGAAGGGTCTACAGAAGACGCACGTTTGTGCGCCCGTTGTACTTTACTTGCGGACCTTCGTGCGTGGCTAGACGGAGGTGAGTGATGGCAATAACCAACGATAAGTATATCGCTTACGTGCAGGACAATCATTCGGGTGTGGTAGCAGCCCGCATCGCGGAACTCGAACGCGAGAACGGGATACTTAAGCAGGACGCCCAAAGCGAGTTTTTGCGCGGCGTTGTAGAGGGGCTATCAAAGTATGCATGGTGGAAAGATGGAACGGTGTATGTTGGCACATGTGGGACCACACTACAACAAGCAATCGAACGAGCGAGCGATGAATACAGAGGCGATTGAAAAGCGGCAAGAGTTGCTAGTAGAGGTGAAACACCTCGCAGAGCAATTGCATTTAGCCAATATCGACCAAGCCAACACAGAGGCGCGGGCTAACGACCTCGAAGCCGAGAACGCCCGGCTCAAGCGGATCGAGGTGGCGGCGAATAAGGTGAACGCACTAGCCCAGCCAACAATAGCCCACGGCATCAAGTTCTACGTAACTCACCATAAGGAATTTCTTGCACTCCGCAAAGCACTGGAGACCGACGATGCCGACTGACACACCACTAGAGGCCGCGGTGAGGGCATTAGAAGATGCGCTAGGCACCAGGGTGCTTCGGGCGCTGTCCATGGAAATAACAATCGACCCTGTGCAGTGGACTGACGAGGAGGCTAGGGAACGCCTGCATATGTCCTTGGAAGAGGTCGCGATGTTGGGCGCACGCAAGTGTGTTCAGCGTGCAACCCGTACCATGATCAACGCCGCCGTGGATGCGTTGACGGACGAGCAATGGCATAGTATCACAGAAGATCTAGGGCCTGTTGTGTTTGGTGAACCAGCGGGCGACAGGTACGAAATTGGGAGGGTGATACTTAAGGCCGCGCTAGGGGGTGATGGATGACCTCAAAAGAACTCGAGAATGTACGCGAGGCGCTGGATTGGCTCAGGGATAATCCGAGTCATCCCACATCCGATCAATACCGACACAAGCTATATGGATGGTGTCGCGAGCTGCTCGCCCACATCGATGAGCAACAGGCGAAGGAGGAAAGCGAGTCAGAATACCTCAAAATAAAAGGATTCGTGAGCGTGGAGGATGCAGCCGACATCGCAGAAACCCAACGGGTGTTGTGTGTGGCAACAAAACACAAGTTTGAGAAGTCGCAAAATTACAACGAGGAACTTGTGTTCCTTTACAAGAGATTAGCCGAACAGGCTTGGATAATACGGAACCGTATCCGCGCACTCACAGGGGGCGATGAGAATGGCCAAAGAACTTGAAACCGAGTTGCACGCCGCATTGAAGAAAACAAAATGGGTGCGTGCAGTTTCTCGTGGTGTGGACGATATAACAAGCAACGAGGTGTATGCTAGGGCGAGCGAAGAAATTGCCGCTCACCTCAAAGCAGAGGGGTTTGTGAGGGCGGAGGATGTGCTTATGGCGGTGCGTAATCATCGTTTTGAGACGTACCGCATTCGAGATAAGTGCACCTATGCCGAGCAGGTTGGGTATTGGGATCAGTACATCAAAGCATGTGACAACATACACGATATGCTCCGCGCACTTACAGGAGGCGAGAAATAATGGCTGGTTCATACCAACACTGCATGGATGACAATGCTGGGTTTTCTTTTGATCTTATTGAAAACATGGGCGATGCTCACGAGGCGTGCGAACATATGTTTTATATGATTGCCTACCTTGCGGACGATGACCCACACAGAATAGATGCGGCGTCCGAGGATGCGTACAATAGGATCTATCCACATCACAGGGGCGACGATGCTGTTGACCGTGAGTGAAATAGCCGACCTGTGCACGTTCGCCGATGCCCACCACGCCGAGCCTGACACAGAGATCATAGTTATGCTGTCGCCCGGCGATGGCATACAAGGCGTCCGAACGAAACACTGTGCTTACTGCCTCGAATACCCAGACGAGGGAGCCCGGCCAATTGGCTCAGAAATCGGGGGCGACGATGGCTGATTTCAACCGCAGGATTGCAGAAGACGTGATGGAGTGGGAATTGGGCGAGTGGAAAGTGGGTTGGTATGACGAGAATGGCGTCGAAGTTTCATCTATATTCGTGTGGGACCCCGAGCACTCCATAGCCGACGCTTGGGCGGTGGTGGAGAAGATGCGGGAGGAGGGTGTGTATGTAACGATTGGCTCCAACGCGAATGGTGGGTGGTGGTGCTCGATACACAACGAGGGTGCACCATTGGGCGAAGTCTCACTGTTCCGGTGCTCTAGGACGGCCAACACCGCACCCAAAGCCATTTGCGAGGCCGCGCTAGCGGCGAAAGCGAGGGTTAATGGTTGATGCTAGTTACCATCACAATTGTCTAAGAGAATCTATAGAGGCTCGCGAAGACTGTTTGGAGTTGCACACGCAGAACGCCCGCTTTAGAGAAGAGATCATCAAACTAAGGACGGCGATAGCACAAATTAGGGATGCGGCGGTTGAAGTGCTCGTCGAAACGAACTTGGATGCTGCATGGGAGGCCGCAACAGACCTAACAGAAGCGGATGACGCCACGCACCAGTACCGCCCGCTACCGGAAACTATTGCAGACGTGAACTGTGTTGGGAGAAATCTCGATGACTAACCTAAAGCAAGCGTTGCTAGCGGCGACAGGAGCTGCTTACCCAGCGAGTGCAGGGGTGTACTACATGACCACTAAGAAGCCGCGATATGTAATCGGGCCAACAGGTAACTACTCTCGGGCGACTGAGCGGGACCTGGACACTGCTATGGTGGCGGTAAAGTCGTGGCTTGAGGGTGGCGCCGATGGCAGTTCGTTTCTGGTGACCATCAAGTACATGACTGACTACGAATATGAACAACTTCCAGAATGGGAAGGACCGTAGGATGCCAAAGATCACTCCGCCCCTACACTATGACGAGATCAACGACCCCTCACATCCGGCACACGCCGTCACACCTGCCGTCGCGCTGCTGGAGAACGCTTTGGAGCTGTTGAGGCCGCACATATACCGAACGGAGGCGACGATGCGTGAGGAATTGGAACTAAAACGTGTTTACAGCCCCGAATACCCCAACGGCCTGTGGCAGGTATGGTACGGGAATACGATACTCTATGAGCAATGGTCTATAGATCGAGGAATTGCTAAGGTGGTATGCGAAGCGTTCATCGAAGGTTGGAACGCTGCACGAGACCGGACCAAACGGGCAACCGAGGGGCACGCTGCTACAGGGGTTGACGCTGATCTGCATCCAACTGTACAGCCCGGTCAGGCGTCTGAGTCCGAGGCCAGCGGCCCCTCGTCTGCAACTCTTGCAACGATTGAATGCCGGACAGCAGACTTGCCAGGGTGGAAACCCACTATTGTTGACGAGAGGCCCGATAAGGATCTAGCAGAAGCGGACGAAACTGATGGTGGTATTGCGGACTCCGTGGAGCACAAAGAGAGCCAGCCCGAACGGTGTCAAGAAACCGTGGGCGCCATTACAGATGTACCCGACAGCCCCAGTACGTCGGGCGGCTCCGCCTCTCCTTTGCCTGACGGGCCGAATGCGGCAAACCCGGGCGACCCTACGGCCACAGACGACGCTGACCGCGAACAGGCATCATGGGCCGACCTTGCGGCAGACGCTAGCGCTACGTGGGCCAAGGAAAACCCGTATGGCGAGGCTAGCGGGTCTTCTGACCTTCGCGCCCAACTTAAGGAGATGCAGGGAGACGACGGCGTGTATGAGGGTACCAACCGTCTTTGTCTACGTCTCTATGGTGAGGTCTCGTCAGCGTATTACCTGGGTGGGGCAGATGCGCGAATGCTGCATGATGCAGCCGACGAAATCGACGACCTCCGCGCTAAGTGCGCGGCACAGCTCGAAGCTCTGGAGCGCCGTGAAGACATAATCTCCGAACGTGACCGCCAAATTGCGCAGATACGCGAGGTGGTGGAGACGGAACGCGATGCTGCAATACAAAAGCGCGCGACGGACACTGACCCAACGAGGCTTGCGGCGTACGGCGGCATTAGTTGCGCAACCTTTCGCATCATCTCTGAGATCGACCGCATCACGGGAGCCGACAATGACAACGACTAACAGCGTGTGGCAGCGTGGCGGTTGGTGGGAGGATCTACTGGTGCGGCGCGCCGCGCTATCGCAAAGGCGGTGAGTGCGTGAAAGAGGCAATCCGACTCTTGTGCTGTATGCGGTGTGGTTGTGCGTATGGTGGCTACGAGCCGATCGCAAAGGCGCGGTGTTGGGATTGCGGATACGTAGGCGCGTTTGAGTTGTCTGGCGAGGATTGGGCTGTCCGGTATGTCCACCTTCACCGCATAAAACATCATGCGTGTCTACGCTGTGGTAAACCCGCCACGGTCGGTAAGTATTGCGAAAAACACTACGGTGAGCGTTGGCGCAACGAAGCACAGTTCTGTGCAGAGTTAGGCTGTCGTTTCAAAACCACACACGAAAGCGGGTTGTGTGTGGATCACCGGAGACAGCGACGTGTGGCAGCAACAAGGGCGGTGAGTGCATGAACCGCTACCAGCGCAAAGCCCTACGCCGATCACCTCTGGCGAATCAAGGAGATCCCCGAATGAACGTACTGGCATTGGACCTAGCTCTTGGAAAGACGGGCTTCGCGACTCAAAGTGGGTCGGGCGTATTCTCCCCCCCGAGTAGCCATAACCGTGGAGTGCAGCGCCTGCAGTGGATCCGGGACCGCGTCATGCAGTTCGTGTTCCAAGGCGCGATCGACCTCGTCGTCATCGAGGGGTACGCCTACGCTCGAGCCAACCAAGCCCACCAGATCGGCGAGTTGGGTGGCGTTGTGCGACTAGAGCTCACTGAACAGCGAATGCCTTGGATTGAGATCCCGCCGTCGACGCTCAAGAAGCTGGCGACCGGAAAGGGTAACGCCGTCAAGGAGTTGGTTCTGGTCGAGGCCGTCAAGCGGCTGGGTTACGACGGCTGCGACAACAACACAAGCGATGCCTTATGGCTTCTTCAGGCTGCGCTACAGGGCTACGGGTTGCCGGGCGCAGTCGAGCTTCCGAAGACCCACCTAGCCGCGCTTGATAAGGTCAAATGGCCGGAGATCGCTGACCGTCTATCGCATGTGCCGTAGACACGGCACGCCAGGTTTGCAGTGTGGGCAAGGACTGGGTTTCTTTTTCCGGTCTTTCTGGCGTTTCTTCTGTTTTGTCTTGGGTCGTGTCTTTTTTCTCCGGCGTTTCTTGGTATGATGTTTCTTGCGTGACTTATCCCATGTATGGCCGCAGGACTCGCAGCAATAACCGACCGAATCATCTCCCACATAAACCACAATCTCAGTGTTGGGGCACATAGGGCACTGGATTTGTAGGCGGAATGGCTCGTCTGCAACGTTTTGTTTGATCTTGTCGCCGTGACACTTGATGTGGCAAGCCTTACACAGCGCTTGCAGGTCTTCGTCGCGTTCGTTCCCAACATTCTTGTACGAAAGGTGGTGAACATCCACCGCACGTCCACCACACCGTTCGCATTTGAAGTTAGCCCGTTCGAACGCTTTAATCCTACGGGTTTTCCAGCTGAGGGACTGTAAATAATTACGGTACGACACGGCTCTAGGCTTTCATTGAACCCGCCCACTGCTTAATCAGAATCGCCGCGGCTCCGTTGACGGGCTGTTGGCCGCTAATCCAGTTCGCGATCGTGCGCGGATGTAGGCCGAGTCGATCAGCGAGTTCTACCTGCGAGATCCCGGCTTCGATCTTCGGGCCGGTCCTCGTCGCCCGCCTTTCCAGTTCTTCTTCAGTGGGCTCGATCTCACTGATTGCGGCTTTGAGTTCTTCGTTCTTCATGGTTACTCCGTAGCGGTTTGTGTCGTGGTAACCGGCGTTGCGCTATCCATTGCTCATTTTTGATGTTGAAGTGCCGACCGCAGACGGGGCACATGATGCGGTCGTTGTGATACTGGCCGCTCAGTGCGCCGCGCTGCGGACACAGCCCTTCGCGAATATCCGCTTCTTGTGCTGCTTTTGTCATTTGCGAACCCCCTTAGAAATCGCTGTGACGGGCCAGAATGGCCGCGTGTGAGGTGAACGGAGGGCTGTGAGGGTTTTTCTACCCTCACAGCTCAATCGTCCGTTCCTCGTCGCCACAGGGTAGGTTCGGAAAACATTCTTCCGCGTTGTACTCGTCGCGCGTTGCATCGCCTGAGATCACGTCTTCGATCACAACGTCTACCTGGTACGTCTCTTCAAGGTCGGCGATCTGTTCGGGTGTGGGCTCGATCTTCTCGCGCATCCATCCGAAGTCCGTCCACGACTCGTGGTCGCGTCGGAACATCGTGAGACCCTGTATCGTTGCTTTCTCGGCGCGATACCCATGTTCGTGTCGCACCACGGTACCGGAAACCTCCACACACCCGAGTACAGAGGTCGACCGACTTATTTCAGAGACGGTATCTGACAAACGGGCGATCGCTTGTTGTTTCGTGTCGTAGCAGTGGATACCCGCGGTATCGTAGGCCCCGTACAAAACCACACCCATGAGTCCCTTTCCTGTTGCACCTTCAAGCGCCGGCCGTTTGTGCGCGGCCTTCGTTGGGCCTTCCCACACATAGTTGCGCGTCGTTGATCGTAATCGCCAGCCGTCCTTCTCGTGTACCAGAACCCACCAGCGCCAACCGTAGAGCGGGCCTTGAACACGACGCGCGGGCTTGGGTTCTTCTGGCTTCGCTTCCTCGTCAGCGCCCGGCACCCACTTTGGAAATGTTGCGGCCAACGTAGCACTAGCGGGGATGTCGAGCGAATACACCCCGTCGTCGCTCGTCGCTTTCCTTCGCCACAGCCCGTTCTTAAGCTCGTAGTCATCGCTCGACGGGTTCGGGTACGGATTCTGGTTTATGTACAGGTTCTTCAACGGGTTCGGGGTTATGTACGGGTTCACTTGGCTCTTCCTCCTCGATTGGTAGATGCTGGGGCACGACTTCGAGTAGCTCCTGCTCTTCGCCTAACTGCATTCTGGGTTCCTCCTTAGTTTATATGGTGTTCTGCTGGCCACTCCGATTGTATTCTCGACATGATACGGGCGAGGCAAGCCCCACACACCGTCGCAGGTTCGTATTCGGATTCACTGGTGTCGGCAACTACGCAGGTTGTGTATTCGCCACAGCCCTTGCAGTGTCCTTCCTTGCCGAACACGAGGCCGACGCGGCCATATCCTGCATCGTACCGGATCACCCCGTCGTCATCTATCATTGTTCATGCCTCCTCATGTTCAGTGGGTGCCAACCTTGGGGCCTTGTCCATTCGGTGGAGTCCGAGTGTGCGTATTCCCACACTTGGCCGCTGTCATCAACTGCATACAACTCCCTGTAGTCTGGACCTTCCCCGTAGCTGACTTGCACGAAACGCGGGCGGACGAGGATGTGTTTCATCGTGCGGATCAACTCCCCGATCATCTGGAGCGCGTCGTCTACGTCCGTATACTCTACTTCTGTACACTTCGCATACCATTGCTCGACCTGCGCCATCAACTGCCATGGGTCAAGCGGTGGTTCGTTGACGTTCGCGAATCCGTGTATCTCTTCTCTTGCCATAATACCCTCCTGTTTGAGTAACTGCCGGGCGTTGGGACCCGGCTTCGGCTTTACCGTGGGGCCGGAGCCCCACGTCCCTCAGCTTTTATTAGCCTTGCTCTCGACAAAGCCTCCTCTCCATTCGCCCCTCTCTGGTGTTGCCCACGCGCGTTTGTGGTTCAGCGTAGTGTTGGTTGGTAGCTGTCGGCTCAACACGTCGCGTAGAGCGGCCTCATATCCAGACCAGAAATGGCAACCACCGCACGGGTGGCTCTCGTGGAACCCGCTACGTAGGTGTCGCGCTCGTGTTTCGGAGACGCGGTCTAGTAACGCGCGGGCTATTTTTTCGATGTTATTCATTGGTTGCGTCCTCTTGTATGATGTTTGCGACCTCATGTGGCCAGCAATGGCAGATCGCCCCACTTAGGCGGTGGGGTGCCGGGCGCGTCACTAGGGCCTCGTGTCCTGTGCGGCCACCGCATACCAAGCATCGTAACGTGCCTTCGTGGTCGCGTTCCGCTATCTGCGGGACGGTCCCACCTTTATTGAGAGTCCCGAGAAATTTCTGTTCAGCCATCGTGTTATTCCTCCATCGCACGCCGCATGTCGATAATGGCGTGTCGTAGTGGTTCGCGGAGAGCCGAACACAGCGGGCTCCCCTTCTCTATGTCGGCTAGGTCCAGCCGTAGGACCACCGAACTGGCATGTAACACCAGCTCGGCGGCTACCGTGCGCCAATCGACCGCGAACTCTTCAACCTTCCAGCCCTGGATGGCTTGTTCGCGCTCTACCTGCTCGGCACATACAGGGCAATAGTAGGCCCGTTGCGTGATTTCCCACTCGTCACTCGCGTGTTCCATGACGTCGAGGTGGTCCCAATGCAGGTCCCAATGCACGAGGTAGGGTAGGCAATCGCGGTCCTGGTCACAGCCTTGGCAGTGCTCCCGGTTCCCGTAGGTTCTAATGGGCGTCGTCATCGTACCTCCGTTGCATGTCCGGGTTTGGCGTTGATGAATGTGAGCACTATATGAGCGTAGGCGATCCCGCCCGTATCGGGCCTTCCGATGTGGCTGGGTTCCTTGGCGATCTCCTCTTGCTCGGCGTCGAATTCGGCTACCAGCTCGTCAAGGGCGTCCACAAGGGCGTCGTGGTGGGTAGCTGCCTTGGTTAGATACTCGGCGTCTACGATGTCGGTGTCATCGGCAACGGGGACGATCGCCACATGCTTACCTACTTCGCGGTCGGTGCGCACTATGTCACAGTGGTGCCGCTTGACGATGCACTTCCATGTTTGGATCGGTTTCATGTTGCGTTCCTCTGCATTACATATCCCAACTCATTCGGTCCAGTCGGAATGGCGATATCTAGACCGTTGGTGTAGGCGTCACGCAATCCGGTAGTGAGTAGCATGGGATCTTGTGCGGTCCAGCCCATTGAGGCGGTGTAGTAGACCGTTAGCGCATTCCTCGCATTCCTCACACACCTCGCATTCCTCGCATCCCACACATTCCACGCATTCCACGCATTCCACGCATTCCTCGCATTCCTCACATTCCACACATTCCACGCATTCCACGCATCCCACGCACACCTCGCATTCCTCACATTCCTCGCACACCTCGCATTCCACGCATCCCACGCACACCTCGCATTCCACGCATCCCTCGCATTCCACGCATTCCACGCATCCCACGCATCCCTCGCATTCCACGCATTCCACGCATTCCAGTACCGCTTCACGGACCAATCGAGCCCCCGCGATTTTAGTGCATCGCGCAACCCTTGTTCTACGGCCTGTTTGTCAACCACCTGGCTGTGTATTGCGTTCAGCCATTGCACTTGCTCTGTGACCATCGCGGGTACGTCCATAAACGGCCACGAGAACGCTTTTATGGCTTCGTACCACTCATGTTCGGTTGCCTCTCGTAGTAACGTCATCCTAGAAGACCGGCACTTATCGCCTCGCTCAATTACATCCTCGCTTGGTTCCACTACTAGCAGTCGTCCCCACATGCCGGCAATACGAATTGCCGTGTCGGGTTCGCGTGTGCAGTTCCATCCTGCGCCGCAGTCGTCCATCGATGTGTCGAGACGCGTTGTTGGTAGGACCACAGGCCATGCTTTGCCGTCACAGATTGGCGGGCCGCCTTGTAGTGGTGGTGAATAATCAGCCTTGAGTACCTTCCAGTAGTGTGTCATCGATGGGTCTCCCATGTAATGTCGAGTCCGGCCAAGAATGCGAAGATTGCGCCACCTGCGCCTCCTGCGAGCCACGCGCCTAGAACACAACCGACCCACCAAATCCCGCGAAGAGGACGGTACGTGTAGGTTACTGCGCCCTGTGTTTTTTTGTGCAACTTCCAGAATAGGAACATCTGATTCTCCTTCGGGCTATGCTGTCACCCTCTCGTAAGAGGTGTCGTGTCCCAGACTCCGCAGCCACTCCGCGAATTTCTCCGCGTTGGTCTTCCCCTCGATGTCTTGCTGGCATGCCCGGTGTAGTGTCCGCAACTGCCAAGACACCCGGAACAGTTCGGCTTCCTTTCTTTCTAGCATTGCGCCTCCAGTTTGAATTGTTATGTGCGCACATAAAAATGCGTTGTGCAAAGACCGCCGCGCAGTCACGCAACGGCGGGCTGTTCGTTACCCTTCTTCCGGCTCCCCGAACGCCTCGATGTACTCGGCTGCGGTCGCGTTCGTTTCCATCCATTTGCGGGCCTCAGCCTCAGACAAGACGCGTAGGTCCTCGCCGCCCGTCCATTCATTTTGGCCGCACGACTGAGCGTATCCAGACATCGGCCCACCTTCGCCAGCGATGAAATAAGTGCCCTTGCGCGAGCGATACAGCCCTTCGGTCCAAGAGGAGAAATCGCTCACAGGTGTGTTACTGCTTGCCTCAGCGAGCAGCTCGGCCGTGTTGGTATTGTACGTTTTGCCGTCGATGATGCGTTTCATGGTGTTGCCTCCGGTTTGAGTTAATCCTGCATGCCTAGCGGGGGAATCGAACCCCCAAGACCCGGGCTAGGTGGTTCTGCGTTCCCCTTCGGGCAACAGGTGCCAAAGCGTTGCCGTTCTGTCCTCGCCCAACGTTCGGATGATGGCGTAAGGATGTGCGTACCCCCCACCGGCGCGTCTTGGCCAATCTGGCGCGTTCCGTTTGATGTTCTCTGGTGTTAGGTATGGCGCTAGTTCTGGGTGGCGCTTGATCGCTTCTTTGGCGATCCTCTCAACAAACTCGGGAGAATAGGAGCGATCGACAATTACGCCCTGTAGGCCGTGACACCCTTCGGGCAGCTCGTGGCCGGTGCTGTGGTAGCCGTCGTCCATGCCATCAAATCGCATCGACTGATAGCCGTAGCAGACTGCTTGCACCGCTGCCTCGTTAGGGCCGTCGGTGTAACTCACGCCCGCCCAACCGTAGGCCGTGCCTCGGTCTCGTCGAACCCTGAACTTCACGGCAGGCCAGCGTTTCTTGAGATCCCGCCGCAAGTGCGGCAGGATGTCGGACGGGTTGCGCTTAGTCAATTTGGACATTGGTCATTCCTCCAGTTTGAGTAAAGACTGACAGGGTTACACCCGCTGCCAGGCTGTGTTGCGCCCTACGGTCGCGCCATGCGTGCGGCATTCTCCGGACATGTACTACTGGCGAGGATCAACGAGTATGCGAGTTTGTCCTTCCGCCATATCTCGCCGCGCAGGAAATCGTGGTGTAGGTCCACGTCTTTAAGATATCCGTTGTTGTCACTGGCTATCCAATGGAGCCGGATTTTGTCGTTCGGTCGTAGGAGTTTGGCGAACGTATGCCACTCTGGCGAGTTTTTGCTGCCGTGGATCATAGCGAAACCGTTGTTCCGCGCGCCGTTGTAGGATGTTACGATTGCGTTGCAATCAACTCGCAGGTTAATGTCTGGATCGCGCGCCAATTCGGCGTTTATCCAGCATTCGCCGAAATCGCTGTCGAATTCGCGTAGGTGGAAAGCCACAGCGTCAGCCTTGCGTAGTTCTCGCACACCTCGTGCGGTCAATAGTGTCGCTTCGCAGTTCTTCATCGGTCTAACCTCCAGTTATGAGTTACCCTGCAAGGTCGGGCGCGGGTTTGCACCGGCCCGGATACTTCACGCCCTAGCTAGAGCGGGTGGCTGGTGGCCAAGTGTTCGAGCCGTCAGGTGTCCAGACTAGTTCGGAATCGGCAAATGTGTAAATGCGGGCGACTACCGCATAGTTGCGCTCTTCCGCGTCTCGTGCCGCCTCAAACCAATCGCTATATTCGTAGTCTTGTTCATTGTCCTCGGAGTCCACTAGGACGTATCTTCTGATTTCCGACATTCTTCAATTCCTCCCTAAGTCAATGTTTCCGCCCGGATCGCGCCGGCGGAGTTCGTTCAGTAGGTCGTGGGCTTCCGCGCAGCGTGCGTCCTTGGCGGTCGTGGTGGTGGTTTCGAAAGGGCCGTTGGGCCCCTCCTCGATGATGGTGCAGGTCTGTGGTGGCTGGCACGCCTTGCCGACCCCGAGAACCGCGAAGAACGATGCGACAGCGAGCAATCGACGGATGATTGAGTAACGGGGCATTAGAGCAGCCCCGCTTCCGCGAAACTGAAATACTTGTCTGTGCCTACGACTACGTGATCCATTACCGGTATGTCCATAACGCGACCCGCTTCAACGAGTTGGCGGGTTACGGCTCTATCGTCAGCGGAAGGGGTCGGGTCGCCCCCAGGGTGATTGTGTGCGACTACGATACCAGCGGCTCCATGTGCGACGGCCAGCCGGAACACTTCACGAGGGTGGAGAAGGGAGCTATTGAGGATACCGCGCGTCACCTCGACCTGAGCGACAACCTTGTTTCTGGTATTGAGGATTAGCACCCAGCACACTTCAACCTCTTCCATGGCCGCAAGCGGTGCAATGATACGGTGCACATCGGACGGTTTGCATATCTCGGCTTGGGTGGTGGGTAGCTCGCTAGGCTCGCGTACCATACGCACCCACGGTACAGTAGCCTTGGGCGGTAGCTTGGTTCTGCGTTTCCGGTAAAGCATCGGTCAGTCTCCGTTATTGAGTGAAAAGCACAGCAAAGATGTAGAGCAGCACGGCCGCAACTCATAGTCCTGTGTGGGTAGGGCCGTCCTGTACCTCACGGGCGTGCTGAGTAGCGTCGCGTCGCTCTATCGCCGCTAGGTGCTTGAGCTGAGTGCTATCTAATGGAGTGTCGTCGTCCGCGCCCAATGGGTGCGGTTCGCTGGGATACTGACCAACGACCTCGCCTCTCTCTACCCGCTCGGTCTGTATGCAAAGACCGCATTTGTCATCTGCCGTGGGACCGCCTTCGCGGGCAATGGCTCTGTGTCCGCAACGGTGGGTAATGGTGCTAATCATGAGTGCGTCTCCTATGCCTAGCGGTTAAAAGTCGTCGTCAAATACAGATTCGTCCCAGCCTGACGCCTCAAGTGCTAGCTCGGCCGCGCCAGTCGGTCCCATCCCTGAGTCGAACCAATCACGATAGCAACAGTCGTCGAGGTCACCCGTCGTCAATCCGCCCCAACGGTCCAACTCATAATCGATCTTCTGTAGCCAAACCTCGAACGGTGTCTGCTCTTCGAGGTGTGGGGTGGGCGGCGTAGCCGCCGTGTCTAGTGGGATAAGGTGGGTCATCGGTCAGTCTCCGGTCTGAGTGAGTGTCCTGCCTACACCCCCCATACGAGGGAACCCAAGAAAAAGTTGCAAGCGTCTTTTTGGCAGGACACAAGCGCCAAAACGACAGACCGTTGCACCAACCCGACCAAAACTACCATATTCCCTACCATATCGTCCCCACACAGCGAGGACCGTATCATGTGCGACAACAACAACACCGAACTACCTAAACCCCTACAACACAAAGAGTTAGAAGAAAAAAAAGAGGACGAGTACATCGCCAAACTGCTCGACGAACCACACGAACAACTGTTTCCTGAGATTACCCATCCGAAAAAAAGAGCGTACGTCGCCGCATTGGCGTTAACCGGTACAGTTAAACGAGCGTGTCGAATCGCGCGGATCTCCAGAAAACTGCCCAACACCGCATTTTGGAAGACTGACGAGGTGCTACAGGAGGCCATCATTCGGGCCAAGGGTATGGCTGCGGACCTCATCGAGGACGAGGCGTATCGTCGTGCAGTCAAAGGAGTTATGAAGCCTACGGGGTTCTACAAGGGGGAGCCTGGCGCCTACGTGACGGAGTATAGCGACACGCTCTTGATCTTCCTCCTGAAGGGATTACTGCCCGAGAAGTACGCCACACAGCGACATGACGTGAGGTCGACACGCGTCAACATCAACTTGACCGTGGTGCAAGACTTGATCGCCCGCAAAGCATTGCCCCATCACGTCTTACACGCCCTTGCCCAAGGGGACAATCCTGAGACGGTGCTGATGGCGTGGACATCGGAGCTACGGCAGCAGGGCGAAGAGATACCTGCCGGCCTGCTAGGTGACGGGAGCGGTTAGCTGTCGTGATGGTGTCGCGAAAAAGGTGTGCGGATCTGGGATAGGTTAACATAATGTATCTTCTGCGCAGTAGATTTGACGCTATACGGTCGTTTCTGGAGTAGCGACAGTATTATCAGCTCGCGACAGTCAGTTTGGCAGGGATCGCTGTCGCTTATCGGGGTCGTGGTCGTGGTGTCGATCGCGAGCGCATATCGCGGCCGGAGCGGCGGTGTAGCAATCGAGGATCGACGACAGCCGACGACGACGGACCAACCACACGATCACCTGACCAACCGGCAACCGCCCCAGGCGACCGAGCCTCTCCCGCACCCCAAAATATGACCCTCTCCGT